CGCTTGTGAGAGATGAGCAACCGCTAAACATACTGCTCATATTTGTAACAGCGGCTGTATTGAATAGAGGTACGCTTGTGAGAGATGTGCAACCGCCAAACATATTAAATGTATTGGATATACTATTGAGAACATCAAAAGATACATTTTCTAATGAAGCCAAGAGCATAAATAAAGTAGAAAACGAAACAATTTGCCCCATGTTTACGCCACTAAAACTAACTAAGCTCTTGCAAAAAACAAATGAAGAGATAATATGACCTAATGCGATACTTGTTAAATTTGGACAAGAAAGTATTATTTCTAATATTGGCGAAGAATCAGGAAAAACAGATCCTGTTAATGCGTATTTTTGATTGAAATTTACACTTGTTATGTCTTGACCTGCTTGTGGAGTAACTACTACAATTGCCATTTTATAACCATCACTTGTAACAGTAGTATTTAAACCCGCATCTGCGTATGAATATTCGTGTTGAGCTTTTATTCCTGTCGCAACATGTTCTATATCACCGTCACCCCAATCTACGGTATATGCTCCAGCAACTGTAAATGCCAGAAAATTAGAACCTTGCTCAAAAACAGGCATGAGTATAGCTATTTTTTGCTCTGAAGATGTTATAGTCGGCATCGTCAACCAATCAGTTGGACGAATCCACATATTTGAAGATGTATTTTTTATACGCGAACTATCAAATCGGTCTTTTTTAAAAAAAGAAGATTTGCGCGAAACTAATGGTGCAACTTTATTTCCATAACGAGCGCTCATATTAACTTATTCTGTTTACATAACCAAAAACATTGACACCGCTTGACACGCTTGAATTTCCATATATTGATAATCCTGTCGTGTCGTTTCCTTTAGCTATTAAAGCAGGACATATTAACACACTGCCAGCATACGCCTCGATAACTCCTTCAAATAAAATATCAGTTGTGAAATTTGTACCACCATACAATAAATTAAACATTATATCTGATGATGTAGGATTGGTGGCATATAACCAAACTTCATCAATTACACTCGATGAAGTTAGCGTTGTGTGTATAGTTGTTGTGGCACTACCAGATGCAGTAATATTAATTGATTTACCATTTGCACTTTGTGATAAGAATTGTTTTGAGTATGTGGCCATAAATTTATTTTATAAAAAGATTGAATGACATATAATATTGTTTGAATTGTCTGCGGCATATCCTGAAAGGTCTTGGACATTAGTATCTGTTAAAACATTTATATTGTTTGCATCTTGAGTGATTATATTGATTTGATTATCAATACTATCTGAAATATTAATAATATTTTGTCCCGTGCTAGGATTTACAATTATTGACATGAAATATTTTGCGTCGAAGCTTCATCAGCCGTTATTATCCCCTTAACTAATCTTTCTGTTGTCCCACTTGTATTTAAAACTACGTCATAATAACACTCTCCAAAAGGCAAAATACTTGTTCCTTGTTCATTTAAACTAAGAATAATTCCACTAGGAAGTACTTCCGTAACTAAAAATCCAGTTATTGGAGGAAGCCCATAAAATTCAACAATCTCTGATTTAACGCAAACATCAGCATCCGTTAAATTAATATAACTTCCATTTTGCCTTTGGAGAGTCATAGAAATTGAAAAATCTACTCCTTTTTCAATAGTAAAATTATATTGTGCTGCTGACATTTTTAATCTTTACACTTTTTTTCTTATATTGAGTAAAACCATTTATTGCTATCTTCAGTAACCCATTTTTCATGAGATTCGCAATTCCAAACTTTTGAATTTCCTTTATAATCGGGTTTTTCTGGAAATTGTTTTGTTATAAAGTTTGGTTCTTTCCATTTTAAACGATTGTTTGGTTGCAAAACAAAGCATCCATTATTTAATTTAATAAAATGAGAAGATCTATGCTCAAATGGATCTGTCGCCAAAGTAAAATCAATGCCATGAGTATTGTCGCTTCCCCATTGAAAAGTCCATAAATATTCTCCGCTTTCCCATTTTCCATTTTTAAATTTTACGTCTACTTTTAATCCATTTAAATAATTAATACATATTACTGAAAAATTTGCAGAGGAACAATTCCATAATTGTAAATAATGAAATGGAATATTTGGAGCTTTTTGATTTAAAACAAAAGAGTGAATTGGAAGTTTATCTCTTAAAACCCCGTTTTCCATTAAAATTTGGAAAAGCATTGCGGAACCAGCAACAGATCTTGCGCTAACTAAAACTCCTTTTTCAAATTCGCCAAATCCTTTTTCCAAATCATAAAGAAATTCTTTTTTGATCCAAACTTTTAATGGAGGGATACTGGCCTCATGCATAATAAAAATTACACAAAAAACCCCCTTGTTCCCAAGGGGGTTAAATTAAAATGGCATATTACTTGCCAGTTTGCTTTGCCTTGCCAATGTTTAAAGCAAGAATATCTATGATTTTATAAGCTTTCGCTAAAGCCGTCCCAGATTTTGGAGTTGGGGTAACGGCAGCAATTGCTGACGCGCTTGAAATAATTGCTCCTATAAGTGCAAACCAAGGGTATTGGTTAACTAACCCGATTGCTGTTTGAATTACGAATGTTTTATCCATGTCGGATATTACACATTTTTTTTGAAAAGATCATTTTTTTTAACTAAGGCTTCATATGCGCCAAGTTTAATGATGTTTTCTCTTTCTTTCATTGCTTTGTCTAAATTATTTAAGTTTTCCTTAATAAATAGTAATTGACCGTTCTTTTCCAAACGATATTCAATGTAATATTCGCTATAAAATTTAGACTTCATAAGTCAATTATATCCAATCTTTAACGGTTTTCCATTTATAATCACCTATATCTTTATTTAATTTTGTTAAATCGGCGCGAGTAAACTCTTGATATTGGTTTTTTAATTCTTCTGGAAAATCTATTTCAGTAATTTTGCAATTAGTTTTCTTCTGGATAATTTGAGCAACGTCTAAAAATGAAATCGGTCTCCCAGTACCTATGTTCCAAACCCCAGTTAAATCTGGGCGTTTTAAAAATTTTAGATGCATTTCACAAATATCTTCGACACAAACAAAATCTCGTAAATATTTTTGGCTATTTTTAAATACTTTGATTTCTTTGTTTTGATCGGCTTGTTTAGTAAATTTATGTATTGGGCTAGATTGATTTCCTTTTTCGTCTTCTCCATTGCCATAAACATTAAAGTATCTAAAACCCTGATATTGTTTCGCGCCCAAAGACAAGAAGCAATCGAACATGTATTTGCTAAACGCATAAGGACTAACTGGTTTGCAGAATTCATCTTCAATAAAATTTGAATCTAATCCATAAACAGATGCACTACTTGCATATTGAAATTTTACATCGTGTTTGACACATTGCTCATAAAGTTTAGCGGAGAATTCAAAATTCTCTTTTAAAATTTTATTTATATTCCTCTCTGTCGTGCTTGAGTTTGCGCCTAAATGAATAATCCAATCATAGTTATAAACTGCTGGGAAATGATTTGGGTTTGTTGCTAAATCATAACCATCAACTAGATAACCTTTCTTGGAGAGAAAGGAAAATAAATTTTTTCCTATGAAACCAAGATGCCCTGTAATTAAAATTTTAATCTTAGAAAGAAGTTTTTTGTTTAAAAAAAATTAAGGTTCGAATAATTCATTATGAATCTTCTCCTTTTCTTCTTCACTCATATTTTCGAAGATCTTTTCGGACTCTGCCTCTGCAATTTTCGCAATAATATTAATTGCTTCTGCGAGAGTGACTGATAATCCAAGTCTTTCGGCAATTTCCTTCTTGATTTTTTGTTGTGCTTCTTCGGTCATTGGCTGTTGCTTTCGTTACCTTCGTTACTTTCGTAAATTCTAAGATCTGGTTGATTTGATGATTTATCCTTCTTATCGTTCACAAAGATAACGATTTTCTTCTTTTGACCAGAAGCTTTATCAAGGATCTCTCCAGAGTAGAAGGATTGTTTGCTTCCATTGACCCGCCATAATGCGCCGACTTCCCGTTCTTTCCAATTGTTATTTTGCATTGAATTGTAATTTTAGATTGCTCACGAAATTTAACTTATCTTCGTGAGATAACTTACTATAAGCCTTCTTCAATCTTTTGTAAAGTCTTTTTTGAATGGGATTTGCTATTTTCAAATCTAAATTAATTGCTTCTTTAATTTCTTTTGCTTTTGTCGATCTCATACAAATATAATGAATTAAATTTGTCAAAATTCTATAAATAATTTTAATAATTTGTTTGACTTTAAAGAAATTAATGTTAATATATGGCACATGAAGAAACTAAATAAAAACCAAATTGGCGCACTAAATGCGATTCGTAATTCAAAGGGTCGTTTTTTTGGCCTTTACACTACTCAAGGGTCTGTAATTAACGCTCAGTTCCTTGGGGAAACAGACGAATATATTCGCATTTTTGATAGAAATCAACGTATTGATCGTAAGCTTGCAAAGTCGAGTGTTGATCGCGTTACTATTCGATAATAATTAAGCCAATGAAAAAGGGTCAATCCAAATGGATTGACCCTTTTTTTATGTAAAAATCAAGACAACTCAATTTTGGTTTTTTGAGTTGCGACACCATTAGATATTTGAGAAATAATTTTTAGTTCGATTGTATTATTGAGATCTTCAATAGCATTGACTTCAAAACAATTTTTATCAACAAATTCTTTTATGAATTTAAAATCAAACTTTAAATTAATATCATTAATTTTTAGGTTCACTTGAATTTTTCTCAGCCTATTGAAAAGAATTCTTCTTAAATCTTTTTTATTTAATTGATCAAAGATAATCTTTTCCGTAACAAGGTCAAGAACTTGTTTCTCTATAATAGGAAGTGGATCAGAATTATCTGATAGATTGAACCCCATTGCTTTAGTTGATTGAATATTGCAAGTAATGATAATTTTGCAATTAGAGAAATCCGCGATATCTCCATTATTCATTTGGAGTCTTCCCTCTTTAAGAATTTGTGAAAATAATCCGAAACAAGATGGATCGACTTTTTCGAAATCATCAATTAAAATAATGCTATTGGGGTGAATGCAAATTTTCTCAGCAAGCGAAGTGTTTCTGTTTAAATCTGAAATAATTTTATAGGGAGCAAAGCGATCAGAAAATTCAACGCCATTGTAACTGATTGTATTGCATCCAGTTTTTTGCAGTTCTTCTTTAAGGAGTTTGCAAAATAATGTCTTGCCTGATGATTTCTTTCCGTAAAAAAGAAAGCAATCTGGTCTATAAAAACTATTTTTTTCCGCTAATCCTAAATTAGCTATATTTAAAGCAGAGAAGAATTTATTCAGTGATATGTTTTGACCTACGAAAGATTTCTTCAGTGAATGAAATATTTTTAAATTAATTTCTGTTTTATTCATTGGATTTTTTTTCTTTTCAAAAAAATCTTTTAAGTGACTCAATTTAACATGCGCCTCTGTTTTCATTATCTTTTCCTCCCAGTCTTGCAGTTTAGCATTGACCTCATCAATTAGAGATTTATCTGCTTTCCCAGTTTGATCAATAGAATCAAAAATTTCTCTTTGTTTTAATTTAATGGAATCATCAACCTCCCAAAAATTAACCTTTGCTTGAGCGCCACAATGATCAATAACGTCAATTGCTTTATCTGGATAAAATTTATTTGGAGTGAATCTTTCGCAATAATCAATAATATTATTGATGAATTCGTCTTGATATTTTACTCCGTGAAACTCTTCGTAATAATTTACGATTTGAGGGAGGATCTCTTTCATTTGAAATGAAGACGGTTCTTTGACAATGACTTTTTCAAAGCGACGATCTAAAGCAGAGTCTTTCTTGATCGTGTTCGTGTATTCAATAATTGTGCTTGCTCCGATACAACTAATTGTTCCGCGAGCTAATTCTGGTTTAAGAATATTCGAAGCTTCAAGTGAGTGATTTTGTCCTCCACCCGCCCCCACTAAAGTATGAATTTCATCAATAAATAAAATAAGGTTGCTATACTTCTTTGCTTCTTCAACAAAGTCTTGAAGGCGTTTCTCAAATTGTCCGCGATATTCAGTCCCAGCAACCATGCTTGCTAAATTAACAGAGTAAATAACTTTATTAGATAAAAGCTCTGGAGCTTCTCCTTTGACAATTTTAATGGCGAGTCCTTCTACTAAAGAAGTCTTCCCTGTTCCTGCTGGGCCAACCAAAATTGCGTTTGGTTTCTTCTTTCTGCAAAGAATTGTTGTTAATTCATCAATTTTATTATCGAAATCAACAATCTTGTCGAATTTACCTTGCGCGGCTTTTAAGTTTAAGTTCTCAGCAAATTTCGAAAGAATCGGATTTTCAGAAAACATATCAATCCAATCTTCTTCCTCTGCTGCTTCTTCGTTTAAATTTTCATTTTCTTCAAACAAGAATGCCTCTGCACCTTTGCAGAATACCAAGGCTTGGGATATGATATTTGATACATCGTCGTTAATTAAAATTTCTTCATATTTTTTAAGTCCAACATACTTTTCGATACAAGATGGTATTAATTTATCGGAAAAAAATGAAATCAATATTACTTCTGGGGAAATGTAATCCATTTCTAATGGATTATTGCAAAGACTTTCTGCAATAAAAAATATTTTCTTTACTTCTGGAAGCAGGTGATCAGACTGAATTTTGCATTTTCTCTTTTTAATTTGATTTAACGAAAGATCAAAGAGTATCTGTAAATCAATATTGGTTTTTTTAAAAATATTTGAACAGGAGAAATCCAAATCTGACATAAAAGCATGAAAGAATAAGTCTACGTCTATACCATTTTTATGGTGTTCAATTGATAATACCTGTGCTTTTTTAATTATTCCCTGCAAGTGAGGGGAGATTGGTAGTTTAGTCATTTTTTGCATCTCTTAGTTTCATGTAAATTTTGCTATCGACAACTTTAATTGTATCTACAAATAAAGTATCAGAGCTTTTGGTTCCAGACAAGACTAAAATATCTTGTTTTTGTATTTTATTCTTTTGTAAGAAATTTGTTAGCTTCTCTTCTCTCCTATTATCCATAAATAAGAATTTTTGAGATGCTTGATTATCTGAAAGCATAATCATCATATACTTGTTTCCATTAGAGCTTGTGCGAGTAAAATGATCATTTACCTGACCAACAACTTTAAACTCTTGCCTATCGTGGAATTCTTCAATTTCTTTAATACCATTTAAAGATCCAAACTCATCTTGAAAACATTCTTTTAATTCGTGCGAATAACTATATCCCAACAAACTATTTTCATACCACCATTTAGAAAATTTATTATGTTTTTTATTGTGAGAATAAATGTCTTTGTATTTTGAGAAGTTTCTTTTGAAAGTCTCAAATCTTTTCTCTGATATTACTTGCTTATTATCATCTGCAAGAATTTTCTTTCCAACCACTTCTGCAATTGAATTAAGAATGTCAAATCCAAAGCGTTCTCCAATTTTAACAAAGTTTCGTTTTTCTCTATCGGTAAGAAGATTAAAAGCTTGGGCTTCTAAAACAAGTCTGCTTCTGTCTGAAGTGGTGTCTGCCATAGTTCCAGCTTGAATGAGTGCAGCTAAAACAGAGATGCTGATACCTGCATTCTTTGCCGCGACAAATACTTCGTATTTATTATTGAATGATTTACCTCTGAAATCAATCAAAGCCTCTAATGCTTTGGTAGAGATTCCCTTGATGCTATTTAATCCATAACGAATATCAGAACCCTCAATGGTAAAATTCATACTTGAATGCTCAAGTGAGGGAGGAAGCAATTTGATTCCAAAATCAACTAACTCTTTGCTGATTCCAGAAATATTCTCTAATGGATCTGGTTCAAATTCAGCAGACTCAAGCAATGCAATGAAGAACTGCTGCGGATACTTATATTTTAGGTACACTGTTTTCGCCGCCAAGGTCGCGTAAGCAAAGCTGTGGGACTTGTTGAAGGAATAATCTGCGGAGGCTTGTAGCGCATTCCAATAGAAGTCGCTGATCTTCTCTTCGATGCCTTGTTTTTCTCCTGCCTCATAGATCTTGTTTTTCCAAGCTGGCATCTCATCAGCCTTTTTCTTGCCCACAATTCTTCTGAGAGTCTCCGCTTCTTCAAGAGACAATCCAAAAACCTTGTTGGCGATTTGCATTAACTGCTCTTGATAAAGAATAACGTTCTTCGACCAAGAAAGAATTTCATCTAATTCTTTATGCAGATTTAAATGTGTTGGTGCGTTTTTTTGATCCTTATAAACAGAAACAAATTGAAGCGCTCCTGGCCTCGCTAATGCAATAACATCAGATAATTCATCTAATGTCTCTGGTTTGATGTCTTGGCAGACCTTAAAGTTTGTTTCGGCTGAGATTTGGAATAATCCCATAGGGTGTTTAAAGTTCTGTAATCTATCATAGATGAATGGATCATTGGCATCGATGTCGTCAATATTGATGTTTACTTTCCCACAAGTCTTATGAGCAACAGTAAGAGTTCTAAGACCAAGAATATCAAACTTGACCATTAGATCGCTGACATCATTCATATCGTATCCAGTGATTAAATCACCATCCTTGGTTTTTTGTAATGGAACAACGTTGCCAATTGCTTGAGAACAAATTGCAATTCCAGATGGATGAACGCCTATATTTTTATTTAAATTTTCTATCTTGCAAGCATTCTCAAATGTTCTTTTGTGTTTCTTGACCCATTGGTCGAACTTTTCATTTTCTGTTCTTGAGTCCGTAAGACTAAAGACTTTGCCGTGAATCTTTGGAATCATGTCGCTAACTTCATTGGCCTCATCTTCTTTAGCTTCGTCAAAATATTTAGTTGCCTCACGAATACAAAGTTTAGAACTGAATGTATTGAATGTAAGAATCTTTGCGGTTCTTCCTAAATGCTTCTGCTCGATGTATTCAATAACTCTTTGGCGCTGATCATATGAAATATCAGAGTCAACATCAGGAAGTAAACTTCCAACTAGATACTCTTTACCCGCTTTATCATAAACTTTTTGAGCGCGAGATTTAGAAACGAATCTCTCAAAGAAAAGATTATGCGGAATAGGATCAATGTTTGTGACTCCAAGCAAATAAAGAATTAAACTTCCAGCGGCGGAATTATGAACCGCAGCTCCATTTATATTATATGATCTAGAATTTGCGACTGATAAGTCGTAAACCTTGCCTTTAAATTGCTTGAATTGCTTTGATTGAATTTTCATGAATTGTCTTTGAGACTCTTTCGTTTTTCTTTAGGAAGTCGGAGCGGAAGAATACTCTAAATTTTAAATTATGGCAAGAACAAAATTTCTTAGCCGCTTCGCTTAAATTTCTCTAATATCGTCAAATTCATTTAAATCAACAGCCTTTACCCAGCCTCTATTTTCTGTATAGAATTCATGATCTTGAGTGCATTTAACTTGGCTCCCATTTTCAAACTGAATAATAATTACTTCTTCATCAACATCGTAATTCAGGGTCATTTCGACAAGTTGAGGCATAGAATTGTGGTCCAAAACTGTATCTCCAATTAAAACATCTTCAATATTTTTAATATCTCCATTATAAAGCTTAACAGACTGACCAGAGACGAAACAACCTCTCCCCGCGCCTGTAGGAATTTTATTTTGATGACAGAAGTTAAGAATATCCCAATTCAAAAGAATATAATCAGTGAAGCCAAGTTCGTCAAATGTATCTAACTCTTGTTTCGCTCTTTCATAATATTTATTCTTATCAGCTTTTTTATTAATGCCTTTAGAAATAATTGCGTTTCTAGAAAGAGCCTTTAATAAATCGAAACTTGAACTATTCTTGTCTAGAGATGGATCAATGCTCTTAAGCACAGACTCTTCGACAAAAATCTTTGGGAGTTCTACGCCAGCAGGTTCGCAATTATCATAAATAGAAAACTCTTTAAAATTCATAGTCCCATATTCTTTTTGATTTCGAGAAACACTTTAAAACACATTTGACAATCGTAGACGGCTTCATGCAATCTTTTTTCATCAAAATCGATGCCAAAAAACTTTAATTGTTGTATTTGAGATACTTTCGCTTTTAAAGATCTATCATGCATAATTTTATATTGCCATGCAAGTAGATCTCCTTTTGGCTTGTCAAGCTTTTCTCTATACGCTTTGCCGAAACATCTTGTATCATAAATACGATTAGTATAAGAGTAATCAATTTTTTCTCCAGCTAATCTCTGAAGAATCGCAATCATATAAACATCAAACCCCAAAAGGTTTTGCCCAATAATAATATATTCTGGATCATTAAGGTATTTCTTAAACTTATCCCAAACTTCTTTTGCTGGTTTCTTTTTCTTGTTATAAGTATTCCAATTAAATCCAGTTAGCTTAACGATTACATCATTGACCGATAAGTCTTTATGATCAATATACTCATCATGAGTCTCTACAATCTTATTTCCTTCTGCAACAACCCATGCAAGCTGCCAAGGTCTAGAAGAATAAAGATTTAAGCCTTCTGTTTCGCAATCCATGCATATGTATTTTTGATTAAATGGCAAGCTCATGGGTATATTGTATATAATTTTTTCTTCTTTCTGTCAAGAAAATCTTTTGATGAAAAATTATTATTATAAAAAATTGCTTTAAATTTTTCCGCTTTGTCTTTTGTTATTCTTGTATAAATAAAATATGTTTGTTTCGTTCTTTTATCTTTTTTAATTTCAGAACATTCTATATTATTTTCTTTTAGAAAATTTTTAAAAAATTGTAAAAATTCTAAATTTCCAAGTAATGAAAAAGTTAAATATTTTTTTTGAGTTATGCTAAAACATCCGTCTCCATCAAAATAACCATGCAACGCTGATGATAAAAATTCTTTTGGAATCAAATTAAAAATTTCATTATTTATTTTAAGAGTTTTGTTTTCTATTAATCCTAAAGATTTAAGATCTTCTGTAATTTTTTTTCTGCAAATCATTAATCTTTTTTGATTTCTGTCATCGTAAATGGGTCCATTATAATTAATTCTTTTACAAAATTTATTAAGATGTGTTCCGTCTTTTTTATTTAAACTTATTTGGAGTTTCCCATTATAAATATTACCGTCTGCGGCTATAAAACCAAACCAATAGGCTTTTTCATGACTATTTATTTTTTCAAAAAAAGACTCATCACATAAATATTTATTATTTTCATATTCAATTCTAGTTCTGCCTCCAGAACCAAATTCTTTTAAAATTTTAATTACTGTTGATTTTCCTATGGAATATTTAATCTTGATATCTTTTATTAATAATTTATTAATATAATAATCTTTTAAAATTTCTGGAATTTTTATAAGTGTATTTTTATTCATAATATTTTATACACTCAATACGAGACAAAGGGACTGATTATACGGTAGCATTTTCTAGAAAGGATTGCCAACAAAATTCATTTGAACAAAAATGATTGAGATTGGGATTAGTAAACATTGGGCTTTTACCATTTGCCCGACCACAGATTGATTTGTACATTTGGAATGCGTCGAAATCATCTTTGTTTTTATGATAGATTGATTTGGTTAAAATGGGTTCTTTGTTTTGGAGTTTAGAGAATGAAAAAACCTGTTCTCTTATTAGATCATCAAATGGATGATTATTTTGTTCGATGAAAAAATCAAAATTAAATTTAGAGACATCAATGTGACAAAGGCCGAAATGAAATAAATTATTGTAAATAAAAGAATCGTAAAAAGGTATAGAGATTTTAATATTTTCGAATTCATCTTCATTGAAGTCTTTTAAGATTAAAACATTTTCTTTGTTTTCGAAAGACAAAGAATAAAGTTCTTTTATCTTCTTCATTCCTTCATTATTTTTGGCGAAGAATATTAATTTGCTTGGCAATTCATTAACAGAAGTTTGAACCACAGATAGTCTAATGCCAAAAATCAATTTTACATTATTTTTAATTGCTTCCTTGTTTAAGGAACGGAAGCCATAAAATGAATCCTCGACAACTACGATTTCTTTTAGATCGTGTTGTTTCTGGATATCGAAAATGTCTTCTATATTAAGTATCGACTTGCCGATACTGTAATGAGTCTTGAAAAGAGGAATCACGAATACATCTTATAGCAACTCATCAACTTTGTCAAACTTAAAGGCAGGACATCCAGCATATTCTCTTTTTTCTACAATAAAACCAATTCCGTTTTTTCTTTTTCTGTCCATATCGTTTTTATTATATGATGATGAAATGATATTTTTTTCTTCATCAAGCAAAACAAAATAATTTGTTGGAAATTTAAATGGGCAATGCCACATTGTAGTGCCGTCTTTTTTTAATTGACCTTTGAATTCAGCTCTTCCACAAACCACTTTTCCACTGAATCCTTCTTCTTTACTTGGGTAGCCCTTATTAAAGGCTAAACCTCCAATTGCAGATTTTTCATTAAAATTATTAATAATAGATTGAATTTGAGTTAGGAAATGCTCAAAACCTTCTAATTCGTCCTCTGCGATTTCTTTCATTTCTAATAGTCCTTTGTCTTTGCAATCGAACTTTAAAAATAAAAATTCCATGTCTCTTTTGAGGAATTCTGGATACAAGTATTTTACAGCGAGACAATACATTAAATTTTGCATATTGTCTTCAATTTCTGAGCCAGTAAACACTTGTTTAGAAGTTTTGAAATCTCTAATTAATGCAATTTTCTTTTTCTTGAACAAGAATAATTTGTCAATAAACCCTAAGATGCGATAGTTTTTGCCATCCGATATTGTTTGAATATCGAAATCTTTTTCGCTAATGGACTCATTTGGTTTCCCGTATTTATTTCCAAAGAAATCATAATTTAATCCCTCCATAATCATTTGATTAACTAAATCAAGATTTGCGAAATCATCTATCTTGTTTTTCTTAGCAAATGCTTTTACCATTCTTTCAATTGGTGGAGAAGCATTAATATTTTGTTCCTTGGTTAATTTAACATAGTGATGCTTATGCTTTGGGTTTCCCAGTGCTTCGAAAACAGCATGACAAATACTTCCCCTTAAACTACCTTCGTTTGTAGTGTCTGGTAGCTTTAAATGATATTTGCACCAATATTGCCATGAACAAGTTTGGAGGGTCTTAATTCTTGAAGCTGATAGTGGTTTGTTTACGATTTTATCCATAATTAAATTTGTAAAGTTTGTTTAACTTTTTAAGCGAATCATCAAAGGATTTGTTTGTTTTTCCTGATTTTTGCATGTTCTCTGCTGTAGAGATGACAAATTTAATAGATTCTTGGTGAGTCATATTGTCGGCCTTGAGCATGTAATTTTCTAAATCATTTTTATTCATATCTCCAAAATCATTTTGATCAGGAGGAATAAAATAAATATTTTTAAAATCAATCGTATCAATCAATTTAAAGATTGATTTAATTGCCCCTTCGAATCCGCGATTCTTTTCAGAATTATAATCATTATTGAAACAAACAATAATTTTCTTTGAAGATAGATTACTCAATTTAGAAATGAATTTGGGGGAAATGTTTAATCCAAATGAAACTAAAACATTTTTAACTCCGTTTTCAAATAATGAAAGACAGTCTCCAATTGACTCAACAATAAAAATAATTTCCTTAGAGAGAATTGCATTGCGGCATTCTTCTACAGAGTGAAACGGATAAAACCAATCGGCAACTCTGCCAACATGAAGCCACTTTGGTTTATTATCGTCGCCATCTACTTTTCTACCAGAAAATCCATGAATGCGACCATCTTGCCTAAAGATTGGAAAAATGGTTCTTTGATACATCTTTCCAGATGTTGATAAGCCACACTTGAATTTCTTGAGAACCTCTACAGAAATATTCTTATTCAAATAAAAATCATAATGAGGTAAAAGTCTTTGTAGCGATAGAATTGGATATGTCTTTTCTTCTTTCAAAAAGTTTTTTTCTTTTATTACACCTATTCCATTTTTCAAATCCTTTACATAGCTTCTTATAATGCTGGGGTCATTCGTGTTAAGGGTTTTCGATACAAGGGCTTCGAACGGCATGAAGGTACTATCTTCAACAAAATCCTTCCAAACGCCTGTATCCTTATATATCTGCAAAGCACTGCCATTGTCTCCTGCTCTATAAACAGCATTAGTTCTCCAGTATTGGCCATGATCTTTTAATCTATAGCCAAGATTCTCTAAAATTTCTCTGTAATCGGTCATTGAGTTAAAATACTAGGAATTGAATTATCGGGTTCATCCTCTTCCAAGTCAACGTCATTATTGTTCATAGACCTAACGATATCGTGTAAGTCTCCTTTTTCAGTGATATTAAAATTCTCAAACTGTAGATTAATAAAGTTTGGTTTATTGCTTCCATCTGGCATTTCAACTGGGTTGATCGCCCGAAGTGGATCTTTGCCCAAATGTCTCGCTTTTAAATTAATGAATTTATGACTTCCAAAACGATCACCTTCTGAATGAATTTCTTCGGCAACTTTCTTTCTAAGTAAAAAGAGATGCGAACAGAAATGTGTAATTCCATCAGATAAAGAAACTACGCTTTCGTCATCAACAATATTATCTGCGCTTCTATTAGAAGTAATGCCAAGTCTATTTGATTGAACCGAAGTAATCATGGATACACACGGTTTATTATCGAAGCAAAGATCTCTATGAATTGTTTGCTTAAATTTATGAACCATATATGAAACTTGTTGCCAACCATCAACCTTGCCCATACTCCCAAAATCACTTTTAATATAGTCGAAGCTAAATATAAGTGGATTACCTCTGCCGATTTTTGAATAGTAAAATCTTTTTAAGATAGAACACATTTCGTCTGGACTCATGCCAGCAACGTTTTCATAATAAAACTTCATGTTCTTTATCTTTCCCCAAGCAGATCTTACTCTATTAACAACTTGTTCTTGAGTAAGGTTTTTATATGTAGATGTTCTCCATTTGCCAGTTTGTAAAAGCCAAACAGGAACTCCTGTCATTGCAGAGCATTGACGGAAGATAAGTTCTTCTTCGCTCATTTCTCCGTTATCAAAATGCAGCACGGGGACATCATGCATTGCTGATATCTTGGTTGTATAGTCCATGCAGAATTGAGTCTTGCCAACTCCAGAACGAGCAACGACAACCGTAATGTTCCCTGCCATAAGCAAAGATCCATACATATCATTGATCTTTTCATGTGGCCCCATTAGTCCAAATGTTTCGATTGGATTATTGCCTCTCTCTTCAATGACCTCTTCCATAATCTCAAATAGATTAATAGAGCCAGAATCGCTCATCTCAAAATTTTTGAGATTATTATTATAGAGCTTGTCTGCTTGATCAAGTATTTCGCTGTACTTTAAACTAGGGTCTGCGCCTTTAACAAAGGCGGCAACGTCTTTGCAAGTTTTATAAATCTCTCTTCGTGCAGTAAATTTTTTGAGTTCTTTTACTGAAGACTCAAATACTTCTTCACTAATTCTAAAGAAAGCCAAAGAGTAAATATATTCTGGAATATCAATGCTGTCAGGAAAACTAACTTTTAATTGATTGATTCTTTGAATCAAAATTGTTTCATCGATTGTTTCTGCATTGTCTAAAGCGTGTCTTAGCAGTTTAAAGATTGAAATATTTACTTTCGAGTCTTCTGAATTGAAATCATTTTCTTTCAAAAAACTAGATACTTCAGCCCATTTCTTTTGGTGCTGAATAATTCCGCTTAATACTTTTTTTTCTAATTCGTATGAAAAAATCATTGTTGTGTTTCGTCTTGATAGTTGTCAATAAAAAGTTCCATTGTTTTTCTCAAAGCCATACTAACGCAAAGATTTTCGAATTTGTTAACAATTGCGGGTTCTCCATCTGAGTTGACATAAAATAAAATAAATCCTTTTGTCCCGCCACTTGATGTCCCAGTTAAATCATAAAGTTTTGTTGTAATTGATTCTGGTAATTTGAATGAATCTTCTCTTGTCATATTAATTCTAATTTTTTTAAAAGTTCTTCGTCTAGCTTATCTGATTCTAGGATTCTTACAAGCTTAATGTTATTGATGTCGCAAAAATATTCTTTTTTTTCATCACGTTGTAATTGAGACAAAAAATTCTGTCTTGAATTTCCATGAAAAAATTTATTAAATTTATAATGTTGATTGCCGTCTACTTCTAAAGCAATTTTTTTATTGGCATTATAAAAATCAATAGTTAATCTAGTTCCTACAACTGGTATTTCTTCAAAAACAATATCAGCAATCCAATATTGCCTTAGTAAATCCTTAACTCTTTTTTGAATCTTGCTTCTACATTTTTTGTCCCATTTAATTAAATATTTTGTAGAGTTTTTAAGTTTTATAGAACGTCCTCCTGTTGAAAGAAAGATCATTTTGATAGAAAGTTTTCCTTGACAAAATTCGCTAGGATTTTTGTCATCTCCTCATCTTCTTCTAAGAATTCATAAATAGATTGTGTCCCTTGAAATTTATCTTTAATAGTTAAACCCTTGCTTTCAACATAGGCTTTGACTTCTGGATCAATCGTAAACCAAGATCCCGCTTTCTCAATGAGACCCCACATCATTAACATTTCAACAACTTCGCGCTCGATCCAAATAGATTTACCATTTAGTCTTCCATGTTTAATTGGATATTTTACAGTTTGACCACTTGATTCGTTTGTCGATTTACAGATCAAGATTTTAGCCATATGTCCATAAATTTTATTTTCTGGAGTAATTTGTTGATTAGGCTTCTCAAGAATTTTATCTGATTTGTTTTGTTTTTGAAACTCTAAAATCCAATCTGGATAATGCAATAGCGCGTTTCCTCCACTAGAGTTTGTTTGATTATTTGCTTCAGCCTTGGCGTAAGGGTTAATATCAACTTTCGCTCTAACTTGAGAGATCATAATACACATATGCCCAAACTTAGACATCCCTAAACTCACTCTCTTTAAGAAGTCGGAACTCATTAAGGCTCCTGCGGCAACTTTTGCTGCATCGCTTGTTGATTTTTCTAATTCTGCTTTTGGCAGAAGTCCATCCATACTATCTACAACAATGCAGAATTTTTCTTTGTCAGAGTTGTTCTTCAATAATCCGCGCAAAAAATCGAATACAACATCATAAATATTACATTCAAAAACTAAACAGGTTCCACATACCCATTCTTCTGCACTAAATACAAAGTTCAGACCAGCTCTTGCTCTTATATCTTTCGATAATCTTCCTTCTGCCTTAATATATAAACCCTTGCTATTACTAATAGTGTTTAACATATTAAACATAACATGTAGAGCCTCATTTGTTTTGCCCCCCTCATTTGCACCAATGAATCGGTGCATTCCGCTTGCAAATCCTCCACCTAAATAAGAATCTAAAATCATGCTTCCGCTTGAAACAAGATAATCTTCTGCCGTAGTTTCTAAATTGTAATGGAATTCCTTGTTACTTTTTAAGAATTCCTTTGTATAATCAATTGTATTTGTTTTACTCATTGTCTAAAAATTGGCGTATTGTTCTTGGCCTTGGTTTCACTATATCATCACCGAATTTCTCGCCTGAGTCAATAAGTATTTCTGATTTTTTAGGCTTGTATTTAAATTCTTTATATTTCAAATCAAGAAATTTAATTCCATCAGCAGTAAGAAGCCACTTTATAGTCCCAGATAATTTAAATAATGGCTTGACCTTGGACAAGAAATCTAGATCATTATTAAATTTTTCAAAGACCTTTGTCGCGGTCATCATGTCTAAAGCAAAATTAGACGATTTACTTCCATCGAGTAATCGTTTTATAAATTCTTTTCTTTCTTTGAAAAAAGATTTAACCTGTTTCTTGGGTGCAGAAACTTTTTTAGGACGAGGCATTATGCTAATATAATGCAGATTTATATTATTGTCAACTGTTTTGCAGACGAGACTTTAGAATCAACTAAATAAATTCAAAAATCTAGAGAACAGAGATGTGTTTGTAGAAGAGGTATAACCATTTTGTTTAATTAAATTTCCTTTAGAAACTTAGCTTTTGCTTTCGCTCCGAAAACTAAACGCACTTCTTCTTTGGCGTATTTGTCGGCCTCGTCTCTAGTGTCTGCCCGAAAAGAAATAGTTAATCCTTCGGTACATTCGTGACTACTTTTAATAGAGTATATGTATTTTTTGGCTTTTGGTTGTGTTTTTGTTTGCATAAATTATTTATAATATAATGTCATTTTTAACCATCTTCTTTACAAGATCGGCAAAAGTTGATTTAGGAATCCACCCTAGTTCTTCGCGAGCTTTGCTTGAATCTCCCAAAAGAAGCTCGACTTCTGCTGGGCGATAAAATTTAGGATTAATTTTTACTAGTTGAGTATTATGTAATTCACTAAAATCGCTAAGATAATTAGGGAGCTGATACATTTCATTTAATTTTTCTCCTGCCCATATGCCGTCAATACCTGCCGCCTTAAATGCTAATTCTACAAATTCGCGGATAGTGTGAGTTTCGTCAGACGAAAGCACATATTCTTTTGGGCTATCTTGATTAAGCATTAGCCATACTCCTTCGATAAAATCTTCGGCATCACTCCAATCTCTTTTTGCGTCTAAATTGCCAAGTTCAAGAGGTTCGAATTTTTCTTTGTTTTTTATTGCTTGAGCTATTCTTGCAACGTTTTTTGTAATTTTGCGAGTTACAAATTCTTCGCCACGACGAGTTCCTTCGTGATTAAATAACCAGCCTTGAATAGCGTAAAGATTATAGGAGTCCCTATAGACCTTAACAAGATGTCTAGCGGAGGCTTTGGACGCGCCATAGGGACTTCTTGGTCTAAGAGGATGATTCTCGTCTTGTGGAGAATATGCAACATCGCCAAATTCCTCTGAAGACCCAGCATTATAATAACGACATTGTGGCGCGAATTTTCTAATGGCTTCTAACTGATAAAGAACTGCCATACAATTAGTATTCATATGATTAACTGGCATAGTCCAACTATTACCAACAAAAGAATTTGCCGCAAAATTAATAAAATAATCTGGTTTTTCTGTACGGATTACTTCTTCGACATTGTTCGAATCAGTAATATCTAAATCAATTAATTTAAATCTAGGATTATCTTTTAAATGATCTATGTTTTGATGATTGGTTACGCTAAGTCTACGAACGCCAGCAATAATTGCGTGTTCTGTATTCTTGAGAAGAAAGTCTGCCATAAAACTACCGTCTTGACCTGTAACTCCTGTTATAATGATTTTTTTCATAATTACTTCCAAAAAGAATATATATTTTTCTCTACTTCGTAAAGCATTTTTTTAACATTTCTTTTTGGTTGATCCTTCGCCCATAAAAACATTTTATCAATTAAATTTTCTAATGAGGTGTTGTCTTGAAATTCTAATAATAATTTAGCTTTTGCATGATCACAAAAAGCATGTTTTACTTCGCGTCTATTTTCTTTATGTTCAATAGTTGGACTATATCCATATTTTAAACCAACTTTTTTAACAATTTCGGCAACTTGGCTTATTGACCAATATTTATCGGCCCCAATATTAAAAATTTCTCCATCAAAATTATTAATTAATTTTTCAAAAGGTTCCATGTAATATTTAATATCAGAAAAAGCTCTTGTTTGTTCTCCATCTCCATATATAAACATTGGTTGATTTGTAATTGTTTTATATATAAAAATACCAATTACATTTCTATATCTATCCCATATATTTTGATAAATCCCTAAAACATTATGAGGTCTAACTATATTATATTTTAATCCAAATTGTTCATAACAAGTTTTTAAGTCCATTTCAACGGCATATTTAGCAATTCCATATGGATCTATTGGTTGAGGAATCATATTTTCTTTGAATGGAGCTTCTTGATTTCCATAAACGGCCATTGAAGAAGTAAATATTAATTTACAATCATGTTTTATGCATTCATTAATAACAGAAGAAGAAGCTATTACATTATTTTTATAATTAAAACATCGAATAAATGGAGATAATCCTTCTGCGGCATAAGCTGCAAAATGAAAAACTACATCTGGTTTATGTAGAGTAAAAATATCAGAGACATCTTCCTCTCCTAGAATTTTATTGTAAAATATAAAATTTTTATTTTCTGGAAGTAAATCTTTATAGCCTCCAGAAAAATCATCTATTCCTATTATTTGATAGCCTTTATTTAGTAAATATCTACAAAAATTATTTCCTAAAAGACCTGCTACTCCAGTAATTAAAATTTTCATTGTTTTTTAAATGAACCCCATAAATTATTTTTTGCCTCATTAAATAAATATGGTTGTAAATTCAATTTATCAACGGCCCCTTTAATCGCAAACATATAGCTTTCTGCAATAGAAGGCCAATTAATTTCTGATTGAATTCTATTATATGTTTCTGAATCATCCATAAAATCATGACACATGATAATATCTCCAGATTTTAAGCTTTCACTAAATACATTAAATTCGTGATTTTTATTACCTCCATCACATAATAGTAATGTTTGTCCTTCAGATGAGATTAAATCATGAATCTCTTGAGAAGCTTCAGAAAAAACATTTTTTTGAATAAAATTAATATTTTCTTTTTGTGGGTCAATCATTAAATATTCATCCGTTATATCAAATGAATAAATATCACATTTTTCAGGTCTATTATCGCTTAACCATAATGTTAAGCCGCCTCTATTAGTTCCAATTTCTATAATTCTAGAAAAAGAATTTTCTAGAATTACTTTTTTGAAAAAAATGTCAATAGTATTTGTTTGAGCTAAACAAATATTTTTATAAAAGTAAAATGGTTCCATATTAAAAATTAATGTTGTTGTATTATTTGTAAATTTAAATTATTAATCATCTTTTTCTATTAAAATCATAACATTATCTGATAAAGGTCTTTCATGTCTTAAATCTATTATTTTAACATTTTTATATAAATTTAAAAAATAATTTTTGTCTTTATCAATATTTTGAATATCTTCAATAATATATTTTCCTTTATTTTTTAATTTTTTAAATAAAAATTCAAATGATATTAATTGATCATCAAGTCTATGACTTCCATCATCAATAATATAATCAAAATATTCATCATTGAAAATATCACTAAATTCTTTTTTACATGCATTATTCTGTATAAATTTCCATCCTGTTTCTGGATAAATATAGTTTTTATGAATATCAACTGCTATTATTTCGCTATTATCAAAATAATCAGCCCACATCATAGCACTGTCTCCCCTTGCACAACCAATTTCTAGTAGTTTAATATTAGATGTTTTTTCTAGAATTTTCTCGTAAGAATCTATATAAGAATGTAAACCACCCTTATCACCACTTCCTCCGTTTGGATTTTCATATTTTTTAAAGCTGTTAAATAATTTTTTCATAAATTTATATTTATTTTATGTTTTTAATATACATTTTTCTAATCATACTTCAATGAATGAATAATTATGTATAAAATCTTTTCCATTAAATGGTCTACTAAATTCTTCTTCTATAATTTGATTCCAGTTTTTATCATTTGAATGACCCCAAGAAGAAACTTTTCTCAATAATTTAATTTTACATTCTTCTTCTGAATTTCCTTTTGCCCAACTATAATGATGTATAAGTGGCAAATTTATTAAAGATTTAACGTTTCTATGGCAAGGGTCTTTTAATAAATTCCATCTTTCATGAGTTGACATAAAATCTTCATAAAATAAAATATTTTTTTTGCATAAAACTGGACCCTCTTCCCAAGTTGTTGCTTGATATTTTTTATTTCTAAAATACCAATAAACATTAAATATGTAAGAATTATATTGATTTAAATCTATTGACTCAATCCATTTTTTCATCTCGTCTCCATCAATTATTTCATCACCATCTAAAAATAAAATATAATCATATTTAGCTTTAATATTATTATTAAAGCGAGTTATATTGTGCCAATATTTGAAACACATAGTTTGATTTTCAGATTTTTCTTCTACAATTGGATTGTATGAAATTTTATTAAAATTAGCTTTATTTTTTAACAGATTTTTTGTTTTTTCTATTAAGTTTTTATTTTCATCTTCTCCGTTGAAAAATTTATCAACATATGATATTTGAATATCATCAGTAACTTTTAGAGCTTCTGTTATAGCTTTTTCCAAAAATTCAAAATCATTTGAGGAATAGTTATAAGAAATTGTTATCATAAATTTTAAATTTTTGACTTTATATAATTTATTAAAGAATTTTCGCTATAGTAATTCTTCCAAGCATTATATGAATTGGTGCATGAATTTTCTAATTTTTCTTTATTATTTAAAAGATCTACTATTAGATCAACAATTGATACTTCATCATTCCAATTTACTTTATAATAAAATTCTTTATCATAAAGCCAATTTTTTGGTAAATTTTCACTTGCAATAATAGTACATCCAAAAATACAAGATTCAAAAAATCTAAAATTTTCTGGAGTTATTTGTCCATCTAAACATAGAGATATTTTTGAATTACATAAATTTTCAGAATATTCTAACATATTAGAGCTTTGTTTAAAACATGCTGATATAGATAAATTTCTTTTTTGTAATTCTTGTATAATTGAATTTACTATAGAATATCTTGTTGTATGAAAGTTTCCTTGAAATGAAATATCGTATGATCTTTCATTAATATTTTTAAAAGGAAGTTTAACTAATGATTTGTTATAGCCTTGTGGTATAGGAAATATTTTTAATTCTTCTTGTTCGGGAAATACATAATTTTTAAAAACAACTTTAATATTATTTATATAAGAAGGCGCTGTGTATTTTTCATCTGAAATTAAAAAAATAATACAATCTTTTTTATCATTGATTGGAAGTGTTTCTAAATTATCTGTAAAAATTATAGTTTCATTTTCAAAAAAAATATCTTCTTGCATTAGCCTAAAGATATTAGAATAATATCTCCATTCCCATGACTCTTCATTTTTAAGTCTATTTGATTTATCTATTATAAGTTTCATTTAATTAAGTTTTTCATGAAATCCAAATGTTTCCTTACTTAAATGTGCATTATTATTTTCTTTTGAAAATAAATCACATATATTAGATTCACCAAATTTAATGTTATTATCTAAAAAATATTTTCTATTTTTAGAACAAAGAAACCAATCTTCTGGAGTTATATCATAAAAAGGGCTACATTGACTATACTTTAATTTAGAGCTTAATTCTAGAAATTTTTTACTTCTAAGGCAAAAACCACCATTTCCACAAATATTTTCATTTGGCCACATAGCTCCAATATAATCATATTTTAAAAAATTTTCATTCCATAATTCTGGATTTATAATATATCCATCTTCTTGTACTATTAAAGTAAAATCAGTAAAAATATAATTATTTAAATCTTCTACAATAAATCTATTATATTCTTGATAGGAAGGAACATTTACTTTTTTTATTTCTATGTCATTTATTGTATGGTTTTCATTTGCAAATAAAATACATTTATCAAAATAAGGAAATATATTTTTGCAATGATTTAAAATTTCTAAAGATCTTATTGGTTTATCTGTTGATAAACAGATTATTGAAATTGATTTTTTATTAATCATATAATTATAATTAATTATTTTTTTGTAAGTCTTAAATGAACTTGATCGTCTGTAATTACCTCTATATTAAATAAATCTCTATATTTATTTTTTACATAATTAATCATATCATCTTTAAAGTAATGAAGTTCAATAACAATTTCTTTATATTCTCTTTCGTCAAAATTTATACTATCTAAAATATCAATATCTGCCCCTTCAACATCAATACTAAAAAAATCTATAACATTAATATTGTTATCTTCTAAAAGTTTATTTATATTAGCTGTTGGTACTTCAATTTTTTGACCAAGAGGTTCTGATCCAATAAAATATTTTTCAATTCTACCTCCAGCACCAAAAAGATCATAATCAAAAAAAGTAATAGTATCTTTTTTATAATCCCTTGGAACTAAACATTTATTTACAAATATATTTGTATCATTATTTCTATTGGAAACACATTGATTAAACAAATATGGATTTGGCTCTATTAACATTCCATTCCCCACTTTCTTCTAAAGATTTAGTTTGAGATTGAAAAATACCATCATGCGCTCCGACTTCTATATAGAATTTTTTATTCATATTTTTAATTTGTGTTCTTGATAATTTTCTTGAAAATCTTCTAAGGATTTATGCACTTTATGCTGTGGCTCTTGTCCACCAGATTCTATTTTCCAATGATCTTCCCAGAAATTTTTATTTCTTAGCAATCTATTATTTAAATCTAGATAGCCATTATGAATAACAAATGGATAATCTTTAGTTCTTAAAGAATCAATATCAAATGGTGTAACTTGAGAATATTTAACTAAATTACCATTTTCGTCAATTAATTCACATGTATCGCTTTTAGAGGTATCTACTGTACCATTATCTTTTTTAGCAAAATTTACTGCTCCACGATATAAATTTGATTTATGTAAATACCATTTTGGAGTAATTGAAAAATAATTATTTATATTTTTGTATAGGTTAATTGATGGAATCATATAACAATCACTATTGTAATCAAATTTTAAATTAAAAGCTAGTTTTTTCCAAATTAACTTTTGCCATAATGGTATATATTCATCCATGTCAAGACCGATTTTAATTTCATTTGTTGTAGCTTGTAACGCTTTATTTTTTATTTTGCCATCTAACAAAGGATCTTCGTAAGAAAAATTAGATTCAATAATTATTAAGTTGCTGTAATAACTTTTTAATTTATTTAATTCTTCAAAAGTATCATCATCACTACTATTTACGCAAATAACTATCTCTTCTGCAAATAAACAAAAATTATTAATTGCTTCAATAAAATTGAATTTATTTTTTAATAAATTAAACGCGCTACTATAAATTGAAATATCCATTTGTATTAATCTTTTTTAAAATAAAAAACCTCTGAGTTAAAAACTCAGAGGTTCAAATTTATTGAACAATGGTTACTTAACTTTTGTAAGTATACCTTATGTTTATTTTATTTCAAGAAAAACTTTTACAATTCTTCTTCTTCAATGAATGTTTTTACATCTTGGAGATCTGGATTTTCTAAGAATAATTCTTCTTGAGAAGCAAAAGTAGAATCGTCCCAATCCCACTCTAATCCATCATCATCGCTCAACAAAAACTCTTCAGCAGATGCTAAAGAAGATACTGGTTTAGAACTCCAGAATTTACAGGACCAATAACGAGCTTTATACTTTGGGCCGACATTAGTATCACACTGATGTCTAGCTCTAAAATTTTTGCGCCTTGCTGGATCATCACGTTTGATTTCCATATTTGGATCACCAAATTTTACCATTACTACATTACCTTTGTCATTTTTAACATAAACGCCAAATTTTTTATTTGATCCAGAAGGTAGTCTAAAAGGTTTATTAAGCGTTTTCTTCTCAGCATCAGAGAATTCTAGATCTTCGGCTTCTTGATCTTGTTCGCAGACTTTAATTTCTGCTGTGATTAAATCTAATTTGGCCAAATAAAATTCAATATCTTCAAAATCCCAAAATGCTTCTCCATCTCTCTCTATATAATAAAGATCATGTCCTTGAGCGACATCTTGATCGGCTTTTCTATAAGAATCTTTGACGGCTCCACCACGGATCATCTTTAGAAACATATTGACTCTAGCCATTGCCCATCCTCCCCTTGTCATTCCGACTCTATGACTAGATGAGAATGCTCCAGCACCACGACGATAAATCTTTTTTAACTGAGAAAGAGTTACTTTTTTGTCGTATTTTTCGTTATGTTCTTTTGCTTTGTTTTGTAAAGCTTTAGTTACTTTGTCAGAAAATGTAATAGATGATTCTTCACTAGAAGAGGCTGAGTCTTTTGCGTTTTTAGAAGAACCCTTCTTTCTTTCACTTGGTTTAGCTGGTGTTTGAGCGCCACTTTTTGGCCCAGAACGGGCAGCTTCTGAGTTATTAGAAAAATATTCTTTTATTTTATCTGAAAAATCAAGTTCCATATATTATCGTTACACTTTTTTATTAAGATTCGCATGTAGAACATGCATTAATTGATCTGGCTAGTTCTTGTGATGGATTGCTTGAGCGCTGATAATACAAACTTTTAACTCCCTGTTCCCAAGCAAAAATCATAAGTTCATTGATATCTTTGGGCTTGGTATTTGCTGGAACCATGATATTAAGGCTTTGTCCTTGATCAATATATTTTTGTCTTTGCGCTGCTTGAATAACAATTTCTTTTTGAGAAATTTCTCCAAAGTTCTTGAATACGTCTTTTTCTTCTTGAGTAAAGAAAGAAAGGTGTTGAACAGATCCTCCATGTGAAAGAATATCTCTCCATGTTTCTGGAGTATTCATGTTTTTTTCTTTAAGTAATGTATAAAGATATGGATTTTTATATGTAAATTTTCCTTTAGCTAAATCTTTTGTGAAGTAATTACTGTTAAGCGGTTCAATAGATGGCGATACTTGTCCCAAAATAAATGAGCTAGAAGTTGTTGGCGCTACGGCAAGAGTAGTCGAATTTCGACGGCCATATCCTTTGAGCAAATCTGGTTCGCCAAAGAGTTCTGCTAATTCTTGTGTTGCTTTATCCGCCTTTTCGCGAATTGTTTTCCAGATATTAATATTAAGAATTTTTGCGTCCATTGATTCAAAAGCAATAAGCTTAGATTGAAGTAACGAGTGCCATCCAAGAACTCCTACGCCTAATGCTCTTTGGTTGATTGCAAATTTTCTTGGCGCTTCCATAAATTGGACTCCTTCTGTTTTTTCAATAAATTCAGACATGACTGCATCTAAGAAATAAATAAGAATCTCTACTGCATCAGTATTAGCTATAGAATCCCATTGCTCTAAGTTTAGAGATGAAAGATTACAAACAAATGATTCATCTTCTTGATTAGAAAGAAAAATTTCTGAGCAAAGATTGCTATTATTAATTTTTAATCCTTTATCTTTGTAGACTTGCGGAGCTTGATCATTTGCATTATCAGAAAAGAAGATATAAGGATATCCTGTTTCAAATCTTTTCTTGATGACAAGACCCCAGATTTTTCTGTGATCTTTATTACCATCAATCATCTTTTGCATCCATTCGTTAGACACGCAAACTCCAATTGACATATCTTGGATCTCATGTCCATCTCCTTTAATTTTTAAGAATTCTTCGATATCTGGATGATCAATAGGAAGATAACCAGCAAAAGATCCACGGCGAACATTGCCTTGCGATACCACGCCCATAAGTTTGTCATAAAGCTCCATGAAGTGAACTGAGCCAGTAGACTCTCCACCAGAATTGATGGAAGCTCCCCTACCGCGAAGTGCGCCAAAATAAGCAGAAGTTCCTCCTCCCATTTTCGTCATAATTCCAACCTCAGAAAGCTTACCAAGAATACCAGACATTGTGTCTGGAATGTAAGAACCAAAACAAGAAATAGGGAGGCCTCTTTTGCGTCCAAAATTTGACCAGATTGGACTCGATAAAGAGTAGAAACCCTTTGCCATATATCCTTCAAACTTTTTAGCAAATCCATCAATACCTAAATATTTTTCGGCAGTGTTTGCAATATCCAGAATTCTTTGTTCTGGGGTTTCTCCTTCAGTGAGGTATCCTCTTTCCAGAAACTTTCTGGAATCTTTGTTTAGCCAATAATATTCAGTAGTCATAATTAAAATAGATCGTCTTCACCAAACGATTGGTTCTTCTTGGAATATTCTGTTGGGCGACTGTGGAAAAAGTCAGTCATATTATTCCCCAGAAGTTCTTCGTCAAACCAAGTAGTTAATGATAACACATCTTCATCTATTTTAAAGACTTTTTTGAAACCAATTTGCGTTAATGATTCGTTAATGCGATTTTTAATAAATTCTTTTAAGATTGGAGCAGAAAGAGACTTTTCTTCAATACCATTAATCATCCAATCAACAATTTTGCTTTCTGATTCAAACGCTTGTTCTGCTTCGTGAGCAATTCTGCTTTCTAGATCTTCATCAAACAATTCTGGATATTCTTCACGAATAGTATTAATAATTTTAATTCCAACAAGAGCGTGAATATTTTCTTCGTTCCTAGTATACTTAACTTGCTGATCGGTATCCTTCATAACGTTCTTGAAACGCGCAAAATGATTGATAATATAAAATTGAGAAAACAAAGAAACATTCTCAACAAACAGAGTAAAAAGAATCAAAGCATAAAGATATTGCTTTTTGGAGTCTTTGTAAAACCTATGCGTATATTTTCTCAAATACTTTACTCGCCCCTGAATCCATTCTAATTTGAGGTTCTCCTCAAATATGTCTTCAATATCCAAAGCGTTGAGAAGACGCTCGTAAGCATTGTTATGAATAACCTCTGTGTTCGCCATAACATAACCCAGATCCTGCAAAGATGGATGAGGCAAATTGTCACCAAGTTTTGCCCAAAAAGACTTTACCGCAACCTCGATTTGCCCAATAGCAGATAAAGTTCTAACAAGAATCTCTTTTTCTTGCTCAGTCAGATTAACCTTGAATTGCTGGACATCAGATTTAAATGAAAACTCTTTATCTGTCCAAAATCCATTGTGCATAGCCTCAATAAATTGTTCAGTCCACGGATATTTATTAGGCTTGCGGGATATTTGTTCTTCGAAGATCATAGTTATTTTTACACACTTTAGCAGTTGATTTTTATTTTGGCAAGAAGTTTTTGTAAAATAAAAACTTTCCCTATATTATTACGAACGTAGTGAGTAATAATATACGCAACCTTTACATTTAATCTTAAATTAAAATTAATTTAAATTAAACGCGAACCCTTTACATATTATATAAAGCTTTTTTTGTTTGTCAATAAGAAAATTTAACTTGAAAAGAAAAAGAACTTATGTAAAATGATTTTGTGATTGAGAAATTATGAAAATTATAGCTGTATCAGGTTTAGCTCGTTCTGGAAAAGATACTATTGCAAATAAATTGCAACAAGTAATCATTGAGAATAACCCAAATCTAAAAGTTTCAAGAGAAAGCTTTGCTTCATTTCTTAAAGACGAAATGAACGAATTTGTTCTATCTAAGTTCAATAAAAATATCTATGAGTTAGACGGCGAAGATAAAGAAATGTTACGTCCACTTTTAGTTTCTTATGGTTTTGCCAAAAGACAACAAACAGAAGGAAGATATTTTGTAGAACTTCTTTCTAGAAAAATGAAAAACGAGAATAACGATGTTTGCATTATTTCTGACATAAGATACGCAGACAAAGAAAACGATGAACTTTATTGGTTAAAAAACGAAGTCGAGGGAAAACTAATTCATGTTGAACGTTATTCTTTTGAAGACTTGCTTGAAACAAAGAAAATTTTTATAAAACCGCCAAATGAAGATGAGGAAAGAAATGACCCAATTTTAAAATCAACTGCGAATTTTAAAATTTCTTGGCCATCAGCAAAAAATAATGAAGAACTTGATAGTATGGCTAGAAAATACTGCGAAGACTTTTACTATGATAACATATCATGCTTTATATAGATCAAGCAACAGATACTTTATTAGTTAATAAAGTAAAAGAAGACAACGACGAGAAGGCTTTGGAAGAATTAATCGTTCGGCATTCTGGAATTTATGTCCATATGATTAAAAGATTTGGAGGCAAATCTTTGAATAACATTCAAATTAACGACATGCTTGATGACAAAAATTATCAAATTTATAAAGCAGCATTGGAATTTGATGACACCAAAAGCAAATTCTCCACATATTTAGCAATCAAAACTAAATATTTGTGCTTGACTCACAAAACAAATAACAAGAAAAACTCTAATATATTTAATTTTGATGATTTTGAATTTAGCTTGGAAGATAAGGGTTACAATCCTAGCGAGACATTATCAAGAAATGAATTTCTATCAAAAATATTTAGCTTAATTGAGAACCATCAAGATTTACGAGTCAAAACAATCTTTAAAGAAAGATATTTTTCCAATACAAATGGGAAACTAAAAGCTTGGAAAGATATAGCTCAAAAAGTTGATTTATCAATTCAGGGTTGTATAAACATACATAACAAAACAGTCAAAGAATTTCAGGAAAAAATAACAGATGAACAGTTTACATTTTGAAGGACCAATTAACCCCCTTAGTTTGGGTAATGTTTCGTATAATTTTTTAAGAGAATTATATAATAAAAATATTGATACAGCCATCTTCCCAGTTGGCAACCAAGCTAATTTCGAATCATACGATAAAGCAAAACCTGAATTTTTAGAATGGATTAAAAAAAATGCATTTGATAGATTTAAGAAATTAAATAAAAATAACCCAACTTTAAAAGTTTGGCATATTAATGGTTCTGAATTAAGAATAGCTCCCGAACAATATCTTTATACTTTTTATGAAGTCGATTCTCCCACACAAGAAGAAATTGCCATTGTAAATAGTCAAGAACATGTTTTCTTTTCTTCTTCAGAATCTCATAAATTCTTTAAAGAAAAAGGATGCGAAAACACATCTTTTGTGCCTCTTGGATTTGATGAGGATTTTTTCGTAACAAATAAAAAATATTTAGGAGATGACGTTATTCATTTTGGCCTTATAGGAAAATTTGAAAAGCGAAAAAATACACAGGGGATAATTCAACTTTGGTTACAAAAATATGGAAACAACCCAAAATACCAATTAACTTGTTTAATTAATAATCCATTCTTTAAAGAAGAAGATTTTGTTGAAATAATGAAACAAACTACCTATGGCGCAAAATGGAAAAACTTAAATATTCTCCCATACTTAAAAACTAATTCCGAAGTAAACGAACTTTTAAACGCAATAGACATTGACTTATCGGGACTTTCAAATGGCGAGGGGTGGAACCTGCCATCATTTAATGCTACGGCCTTGGGCAAATGGTCTATTGTTTCAAATTGCTCGTCCCATAAAGATTGGGCAACACAAGAAAATTCTGTTTTAATTAATCCCATTGAAAAACAGTCGTGTTATGATAACTTCTTCTTCAAAGAAGGAATGCCATTTAACCAAGGAAATTATTACAAGCTAGATAGCGAATCCATTATTAATGGGTTTGAAAAAGCAGAAGTCTTAGCTAAAACAGTTAATGTCAACGGATTAAAACTCCAATCAGAATTTACATATTCCCATTCTATTAACAAAATTCTTTCAACAATGTTTCAATAATGCCTATTTATATTTATAAGCACCCAGAAGAAGAAACCTATAAGGAAATCCTTCAAACAATGAATGATGCCCATATTTATTCTGAAGATGGAGTTGAGTGGAAAAGAGTATTCACTGTTCCACAAGCATCAATTGATACTAAAATTAATCCATTTTCATCAAAAGAATTTGTTCAAAAGACAGGAAACAAAAAGGGTACATTTGGAGACATGATGGATTACTCTGCCGAAATGTCAAGAAAAAGGGAAGAAAAAGTTGGAACTGACGATCCAGTTAAAAGAAAATTCTTTGACGACTATACAAAGAAAAATAAAGTTAAACATGTTCAAGATAAACCAAAGGTTATTGAAAATAAAAACTTTAAAATTGAACTGTAATTAGTAAATATCTGCTATTTTAATAACGCACAAATTACTTGATGGAGTTGAACTATTTTGAAATACTGCGGTAAAACTACCCGTTGAAGAAATTCCTGACAAATTAAATTGAGTTCCTACATATCCAGTTGCAATTGTAGAAAAATTTTGAGAAATCATTCCAGTATTGCCCAAACCTATAATTATTCTTTGAGAATATAGTTTTTGATTTCCAGTGTAAAGAAATAAATCGCAATATCTTGGATCGAGTAAATCATCGTTGTTATGGCTTAAATTAATTGTCGCATTAATTAAATACATTCCAGAATCTGGAAGGGCATCACTTGAGATTAGTAATGTTGAACCCGTAAGAATTGCAGTATTAGCAGTTAAAAATTTATTTTGATAAATACTTCCAGTTTGAATCTTTGCGCCATTAACAGTTGGTGTAGAGGTAAATCTTTTACTTCCTCCAACAGTTTGGCTTCCAGTAGTCATTAAAAATTCACAATTTCCGCTCATCTCTGGAACATTGTAAATCCTATTTGAGCTAGGAATAGAATTTGTTATTGAAATTGTATTGGAACCCGTGTTTCCCAAAAATATACCATTAGCAATTGGGGGCGATGTAAATGTTTTAATTCCACCAACAGTTTGGCTTCCAGTAGTCATTAAAAATTGACAATTTCCGCCAACATCTGGGATATTGTAAATCTTGTTTGAAGTTGGAGCAGAGTTAGTTATTGTAACTGTATTAGAAGCTCCACTTCCTAAAATTATTTTATCGAGACCAGCATTTAAAATACTTATAGAATTATTAAAACTTGAAATTCCACTTACATCTCCTAAAAACGTTGCGTCCCCAGAAAAAATAGCCGAAGCATTTGAATGTAAAAGTAAATTTGAACTAGCATTTAATAATAAATTATTATTTACTTCAACATTTCCTTTAAAATCTGTTCCGTTTGTAAAAGACACATAAAATTTATTATTTGTAGTAGCTATAGTCGAAGTATTTGAAAAATCAGATATAATCGCCGAACCAGAAATATTGGCATTTGTAGAATTCCCTTTCCCAGCCAAAACCGTACAAAATTTAGAAGTAGAATTAAATATACTTGAAAGAGAATTTAAATCTAAATTGTTTTTTCCATTTACAATAGAACCAGTAGAATTAATAATAGCATTACCTGTCCCAGCGGAAATCGTATTGGATTTACCTCCTAGAATTACATTATTCGTTGCAGTATAAGAATTTGTATTATCTGTTAAATATAAATTTGAACCATTTATAATTAAACTACCAGTAATATTAAAATTCCCAGTAAGGTTATTGCTCAAATTCCCATAAATATAGTTTGATCCTTTGGTGAAGGAGATACTTCCGCTTGGGCTAGAAAAAGTATGAATTTCAATTTGTTCTGGTTGAATTTTATTGTACATTCTTTACTATAGGTTATCAATTAAAAATTACACTATTTCAAATGAAATTCACTCTATATAAACCAAATTCAAAAAATACAGGAGCAGCATTTAGTTTCGAAGCTGGAAAATCTAAAAACGGAGACATAGCCCTTTATGTTTCAATGATCCAACAATATGGTTGGAATGATGTCACAAAAAACGGCTCCTTTAAAGAAAACGCCAAAAATCCAGAAAAATCCGCTTCTATTAAGCTATCAGTAATTGAAGCAGGAGAGTTCCTATCTTCTTTTAAGACAAGAATTCCATATGTGGCTTTCCACAAGTCTAAAGACGATACTACTATCATTAAATTGACTCCGTGGGACAAGGTGAAGAAGGTAAAAGAACAAGATGGAGAAAAATCATACACAACTCCAGCATTTGGACTTAATGTTTCTAGAAATTCAAATCAAACATTCCGCATTCCCTTGGAAGCTGGAGAAACAGAGGTTCTTGCTCAATTTTTAGAAAATTATATCAAGTCTTCTTTTGATTTTGTCAAACGAGAACAAGAATCGATGTATTCTGGAAATAATACTCCTAAAAAAGAATATGTTAAAAAGCCTCAAGCTGAATCCGAAGAAGATGCCCCATTCTAAAATAAAAGTTTTATTTCATTCTAATTACAGTAGAATGATTACTGGTTTTGGAAAAAATGTAAAGAATCTTTTGTTAGCTCTTCATAATGATCCAGATATTGAGGTAATCGAAGCTGCAAACGGGATTCCATATGGAGTAGATGCTAAAACTCCTTGGAAGTGTTATGGAACAGCTCCATCAGACCAAAACACAATTAACGAAATTGGTGGAGATGGATATAAACAAAGAATGGCTTCTTATGGAGAATATACTATTGATAAAATTATTGAAGATTGTCAACCAGATATCTATCTAGGAATAGAAGATATTTGGGCGTTCAAAGATTTTGACAAAAAGCCTTGGTGGAATAAATTAAAAACTATAATTTGGACAACGCTTGACAGCGTACCTATTTTAGAAGATGCATTCGAAATAGCCCCGAAATGCGATAAGTTTCTTGTATGGGCTTCTTTTGCAGAAGAAGAAATGAAAAAAGCTGGTTTTGAAAACGTGGAAACAATTCACGGAGCAATTGATTATTCAAATTTTAACCCTTTGAATAATAGACATGAAATAAGAAAAAAATTCAATCTTGAAGATAGTTTCGTTACTGGTTTTGTTTTTAAAAATCAGTTAAGAAAATCGGTTCCAAATCTTTTGGAAGGGTTTAAAATCTTTAAACAAAAAAATCCTAATTCAAATTTAAAGTTATTGCTTCATACAGATTGGTCTGAAATTAATCAAGGTTGGGATATACCAAGATATATAAAAGAAAAACAAATAAATGAAGATGATATTTTAGCTTCATATATTTGTCATCAATGTGGAGATTACTTTATTCATAAATATATTGGAGAAAAAAAAGATTGTATCTCTTGTGGAGCTAAAGAAAAAGTCCATACTAAAAACAGTGGTGTTGGAGTCTCTGAAATTCAACTGAATGAAATCTATTCATGTATGGATGTATATTGTCATCCATTTACAAGCGGTGGACAAGAACTCCCAATTCAAGAAGCAAAAGCCGCTGGGCTAATTACATTAGTTACAGAGTATTCATGTGGAACTGATTCTTGTTACGAGTATCAAGGAGGAATTCCTCTCAAATGGAATGAATATAGGGAACCACAAACTCAATTTATTAAAGCAACAACTTGTGTCAAAGATATTGCCGACAAACTTAATTTTGTTTTCAATATGAACGTATCGGAAAAACAATCATTAATTAAAAATGGTAAAAACTGGGTAGAAAAAGAATTCTCTGTTCAAAAAATCAAAAGTAACTTAAAAGAAATTTTTATTGATTTAAAAAATAAAAACAAAGAGGCTGACATCAATGATGAGAAAAAAAATGAAAAAACAATTTCATTTGAAAGTCTTTTAGATAAAAATCAAGAAGATAGAATTTTAATTGTTATTCCAGAATCTGCTGGAGATGTATTTATGTTAACTTCATTATTGCCCTCCATAAAAGAAGCTTATCCAGAAAAAGACCTTTACTTCGCAACCAAAAAAGAGTTTTTTCCTATTTTAGATTTAAATGAATTTATATACAAAGTCATAGAATACGATCCATTTATGGAAAACCTCGTAATGATGGAAGGAAGATCTGATCATCAAGGATATTTTGAAATATGTTTTCTACCACATATTGGCACTCAAAGACAATTAGATTATTTACATCACGGAAATAAAGACAAAATCATGTTTGAAATTCATTCAAATAACTATAATAAATATTAAAATGCATTTAATACAAAGATATTCATTATCAACTGGATTAAAAATTAATAATCCATCAATTTCAGAACAATTTTTTCCAATCTCTGCTGATAAATTTGTATGTTTTCACACATCAGCAAAAGATAATTTAAGAGATTATGATTATTGGAACGAAGTTAAATTTATTCTAGATCCCATTTTAAATAAATATGGATATAAAACAATTCAGATTGGGTTTGGAAAAGATCCAACTGCAAATTGCGACATAGATTTAAGGGACAAAACTTCTATTCGTCAAATGGCTTACATTGTAAAAAAATGTAATTTATTTCTTGGGGTAGATTCATTCCCAGCTCATTTGGCTGGATTCTTTAAAAGAAAAATGGTTTCAATTTACTCTAATTCTTTTATGGAATGTGTCAGACCTTATTGGGGAGAAAGAGAAGATCAAATTTTAATAGAAACTCATAGAGCAGACAAAGAAAAACCATCTTTTTCATTTAATGAAAATCCAAAAACTGTTAATAGAATAAAACCAGAAGAAATTGCAATTGCTGCATTGAAATTACTTAATCTTCCTAGTGAAAAAATTAATTTTAAAACAATAAATATTGGCGCAAGATATAAGCAAGAGTGCATAGAAGTAATTTTGTCCAATGAAAAATGCAACTTAATATCTAATTTTATGAATGTAAGAATGGATATTAATCATGACGAGCAAGCACTATATCATATTCTTGTAAACAATAATGCCGAAGTAACATTAACAAAACCAATTGACGATGAACTTTTATTTTCAAAAAAAATCACAGCTATTAATTATGTTACCGAAGAATTTGATATAGAATTTGTTAAAAAAATTAAAAAATCTGGAGTTAATCACACATTGCTTTGCACTTCAAAAGAAAAACTTGCTCAACAAAGATTTAATTTATTTGATTTTACAATTCATTTATTTGAAATAAATGAAATAATCAAAACAAACAAAGAAAAACTACCTAATCTTGATTTAGAAAAAACAAAAGTTCAATCAAATAAAAAAATAATTTGCGGTAATAAAGTCTACGAGACATGCTATGATTTCAATAACAGGAGAAATGAAGATGATTTTTTTCTTGACTTAGATTGGTATTATTTGTATAATAACCAACATGAATAAACAAGACTCTTCAATTCCTCCATTAGAAAAATATGCTCGCAATGAGCATGGGCTTATTAAATCTGTAGAGTATACATATTCTGAAGATGGCTCTATTGACTGGAGAGCAATGATTAAACCAGAATTCCTTTACGCAAATAAAGGATGGTTTGAATCTCGTAATAAACCAGTGCCAACTTCAATTGAAGGACTAACTGATAAGCAATTATTAATTATGCTTGGAGGCATCAAAGAACTTGCGAAACTTCGTGGATTTCATTCTGTTACTTATGACATTAAACATGTTAACGAAAATTATGTCATAGCTAAGTGCAAAATTTCTTGGATTAATAATTATGAAAGTGCTAACAATTATGATTATCATACCGTAGTTTACGAAGATGTAGCTAATGCTACACTCGCTAATACAGATGATTTCTGCGTTAAATTCCTTGAGACGATTGCATGTAATCGGGCATTTGTTCGTTGCGTAAGAAACTTTTTAGGAATTCATATTGTCGGGGCAGACGAAATTGATAGATCAAACAATAATTCATTCTCCTTTGAATCGCCAGAAGACACAGATGATCTTTCTGTCTTAAAGCCAAGTGGTCTTTTAGAAAAAATTGTTTCTGAGAAAGGGATAAAATCTTTTGATGATTTTAAGACTTGGTTAAGAGATCAATGGTTAACCAATACATATAGGAACGAAGAGGCTAAAAATTGGAACAACTACAAAGATGTCCCAGCTAAAGATTGCCGCAAATTAATTACTATTCTTAAAAAGAATTAATTTAACTTAAGGAAATTTTTAACTCCAGCGGTCATTTTCTTAGAATTAATTGTAGCATTAATTGACATGCCTTCAGACAATATTATAGATTGATCTGGAGGCAGAAAAGCTTTATTACTCTTTGTAATAGTTGTCGATACACCGTCACTACCAACAGATATCGAAACTGAATCAATTGAAATGTCCAACTTAGGTATTCTGAAATCATAATAAGTAACAGAAGACGACTTTAACGCCAAAGTAGATGACGTTAAACTAGCAGAATTCGAAAGAATTTCCGCCTCCGCTGCATTTCCAGAAAATGATTTTACTTCACTTTTAGAAAAGTCGTCTACACTTTGACTTTTTACAGCAAAAAATGTTTGTTCATAAGCTGGGTTCTCTTGATCTTCTTCATTGTCTGGGGCGTTTTCATTGTCTTCTCCATATTTTCTAATTGCCGAAACTAATATTTTATTTACAAGATTGTTTTTAGCTATTTTATATTGGCCTTGAGAATTTCTTATTATCTTTGCAATGGAACTTGCTGTAGTTGGTGGGGATTTTATTGCCATATATGATTGGGCTTTATCATTAGTAAATCCTAAGACACATGAGTCTAAAAAAGAAAAATCTTCTTCATTTTCGGGAACTATCTCGCTAGCTTTTTGGGCCACCCAATAAATATCGCCAGCCCTAGTTCCAGCTTTTACTGCAAGCTGAGACATAGTTGGAAGAGTAAGGCCACAGGCGGCTATAAATTTAGCTAAATCAGAAAATAAATCTACCTCTTTTATTGACTTATTTCCGTCGAATGGTCCAGCAACAGTCACGGCACTATCCACAAATGTTAAAACATTTTTATAAGATTTTGCATATCCATTTGAAATAAAAGTTGATGACACATATTTAAAATAAAGAGATATAATAGAATAAATAAGATTTTCAGAGGGTTTTTGAGTTATACTAGTATTATCCTCGTTCATCATTGACAAATACCTTGAGCCTGTTTCAATATTACTTTTTTTAGTTGCTTTTTCATAATCTGATAATAAATTTGCAGAAACTATATCTTTTAATGCTTTGGAAGTACCAGCCTCAAATACCTCATCGCTATAAACTGGAGATAAATCTAAGGAAGTAGCGTGTAAAAATAAATAAACTAACTTGTCAAAGTTATCCGCACTGTTTGCATAGTTCGTTGAAAAAAATGTGAAAAATCCAGACAATTCGTTTTCAGTTAAAGACTTATTACCTGCTGCGGTAAAAAGATCGCCCAATAAAAGTCTTTTAAAAACTTTTCTATTAGCTTGAGGACCTATTTCCATTGAAGACCCTTTACCACTATTATTATTTTCTGGATTAGTCGTTCCAATAAAAGAACAGACCATTCTTGGACTGCTTCCACCATTAGTAAAAGTTGCTGATAAAATAGCAGTATCTGTAGATTTAGTTTCATCAACGATTTGAATTGAATTAGCTATTTGAGAACTAACTAATATTATTGATTTGCCTTCCACATACCAATAATATCCATAAAAAGAAAGAATAGAGGAAAGACAAGATCTCACCGTGCCAGAAACATCAAATAAATTATCTTTAAAAGCTGGAATACCTTTAACATTTAAACCAATTGAAGCAACAGCGCTAAAAAATTCTTTTGCCGTATATCCATATTTTATTGTTGCATCGCTATAAACTGCTTTCCACTCGCCCCCCATTGAAAGTGTCGGTATTTTTACGCCATTTTTATAAACATGAAATATTTTTTCATTTTGCAATGTATTTTGATTTTTTATAGTAGAAACTGCGGAATAAGTAGTACCCAAAACAATAATACGTTTACTACTGTCTGAATACGAGCCTTCCGCAGTTTTATTCATATCGTTTGGGCGCTGATCTCTATAAAAAGCTGAATTTGGAAATTCTGTAGATTGATATAGTTTTCCTTTATAGTTATAAGCATTAACTCCATCTCCAACTGGAGAAGCGGAAGAACCCCTAGTTAAAACAACCCAACTATCTAATGATTGAGACAATTTATCAATATATTTATATTGTTTTTTTATTCCATAAGCATCTTTTGTTGTAGACTCCTCTTGTAAAACAAAATCTTGTAAGAGTGCATCAATTTGAGCTTTAGTAAAAGTAGATCTTTTGCCAATTTTTCCACTTACAGAACCAAGCCCTCCATCTCCGCAAACTCCTTGGGTCTCAGATGTTGATACAGTGGCAACATGTGATCCTCCACTTGTTGAAAAATTTACCTCTACTCCCGTAACTACTTCGCTCATAAATTAATAACTTGAGTTGAATTAACTTCTTCAAAAATTTGACAAACAACTCCTGTCCTAATAAGTGTTACACCTGTAGTCATTTCGATCCATGAATTTTTATTTTGTTCCATTCCATTAATATATAAATTAACTTCATTCTCAATGAAATCTTGACCATATACATCTTGTTTTAACCCAGTAAAATTTAAAGTATTCTTTTTTTGTGGAATTGCAAAAACCTTTCCAGTTGCAACGCCACTATACAGAAATCCAGTATTATTTACTATGCTATAAGAACCAGAACCGCTATATAATTTTTGACCGTTTAAAAAATAATCCAGTTGATTTAAATTTCCACTATAACCAGTCAAATTTAATCTTATATCCGAAACCAAAGAATTAGAAATTTGAGTATTGTTAACCCCAGTCCCTAAAGCTATTTTATTAAATGGCCTTAAATCGAAAAGAAGATTTCTTTGTAGTAATGGAACAGCGTCAAAATTTTCAAAAAACATTTTTGAAATAGATTCTCCAGTTATAAAATAAAAGTCACCACTTGTTGAATAAATTTTTCCAAATTGTGAATCTTGAGACGTTGGGTCTCTTTCAATTAAAGTTTGAGAATTAAGAGAAACAATTAGATTATTTGTTCCTGTTCTATTTAATATTGGTATATAAAAAGAATCCAAAATAAAACTTGCTTGTTGATTATTATCAACATCAGTAGAAACGCTACCAGTAATAGTAGAGGTTCCAGTATTTAACATGTAATTATAAATCATGGTCTTTCTCCTAAATAGTAAATATAATTTTTCTTAAAATCTTTGGACGAAGTTTCGACAAAGGAAACTCCCGAAGTAGCAGCCCCCGTTTCATAAATTTTTCCTGTTAGCGCGACTTGAAGATATCCAGTTATTTCTGTCGTGTAACCAGTTAACGCTGTTACTCCATAAAGCGGGACATTAACATATGTATTTAATACTCCGCTTTGCTCATTAAATATATTAATATTCTGACTTACGTCTTGTAAACCAAAAGTATCAAAGGCATTTAACCCAGTAGGATTATAAGTTCCAGAATATCCAGAATGCAAAAGCCCAATTTCTTCTTTATATGAAATGCCGTCTCCACTGTAATAATTAAATATTCTTGACCCTTCTTTTCTAGAAGAAGTGCCGCTTAATGAAAATCCACCAGTTAAATAGCCCCCAGATCCAGTTATAACGCTTCTATATCCAGTTACCCCAGTGAAATAACCAGTTACACCTGTCGCGTATAATGTCGTTGTTGTGTAGCCTGTTATTGTAGCATACTCAGTAACCGCACCAGCGTTAAAATTATAACTTGATATTAAACCAGAACCAAAATCATATAGAAGTTCGCTTGTTAAATTTCCAGAGAACATAGCTATATTACTTATATATCCGCTAAATGTTTTTTGAATTGGCGTTTTAATCGAATAATAATTTGGAGATGATCCAATATATAATAATTCAGAATTCTTAATATAATCCGTGTTTACATAAAATGATTCTGTTTGAATATCATTATTTAAATAATCAAAACGAGAAATTTCAATTTCATTTGACCCAACAGATAAACCAACAATATTTCTTTTGCTTAATTCAATATTATTCGCCGTGAAAACATATTCTCCAATATTAGATAACGATTGAAAAAATAATTTTCCTCTGTCGTTAATTCCAAAATTAAAACCCTTAGATCCTTTGTATATAACATTATTTATGGTCTCTTCTGTTTTTCGAAATGATCCAAATAAAATTCCATTTGAATATTTTTCATTTGAGAAATCAAAAACCATAGAACAATTATTAAAATTAAAATCTGGCTGACCACTAATAATAAGATTACTATATGGAAAATAACCAGATCCATTTTGAGCCAAAAAAATACCTGTTGCCCTGTAAAGAGTGCCAGTAGCGGTAAAAGTAACACCAGTTTGGATAAACGCATGAAATTTACCAGTATTAAAAGACGGACTAGAATTTTTTAAGTAGGCTCTATGAAGAACACCACTTTGAACAGTAAATACTGAACCAGTATCAAAATCATAAAAAACCTTTAACTTCTCATTTGAAAGAAGGTTAGTCGAAAGAATATATGACAATGCTTGTGCGCTCATTAGTAAAGTGAACTTATAGAATAAGTTATATTGTCCTCTCCAATATTAGAAGATTCGTTTGTTATTTTACAATTTTTTGTTAAATATTTATTTGCTACCGATTTTAGAGTAGGCAAAGAACCTGATAAATTTTGAGAAGAAGCCTGAACATTGTATTCTCCAAGCATTCTATTCGCAACAAGTTGATTAACCAATCCGTTCATTCCTTCTTTAATTATTGTCGAAGCAATTGGCCTCGTATCAGTTATGCTTATTTCACAATTATTTAATGCGCCACTTGAAGGATCAATATTGTTGTTATAACTATAAGAATAAGAAATCGAATTTTCAAATGGATTTTTAGTAATAGATTCTTCGTTTGCTATTGGATTTAAATAAGAAGAAGTTTCATAAATATTATTTGATAAAGAAATAAATGAAGAATAATGTTCTAACGCTAATTTATATGGATCTATTCCACTCAAAGCGGCATTTACTTTTATAAATCTGGCGCTATTTTCAATAGACGTTCCTGTTATGTATAAATCTCCAATACCATTATATGTTAATTCTCCATTGACTGTGGAGGTAATTTTATTAGAGTCTTTTGATGCGGCAATTTGAACAGTATAGTTATTAAGCACATCTCCTCTTAAATCAGAGGGATCTTTAAATTGAAAAGAAAAATTAATACTATTAGAGGTAGCATTAGTTTCGTAATTTGAAGAAACTGGACCCCTTCCCACAAAACCATAAACACCCGTTTCAAAATTTGATTTTGATTTAATCAATGCCTCAGAAGCGATTGTTTTTGCATCATTCGCAGTAAAATAACTTTCAGTAACAGGCGTTCCACCCATAGCACCAACTATTGTTCCATTTACAGTAACTTGCAAACGAGCTTCTTTACTATAATTAATTTGCGTTGTCGTGGATATAATTGAATCTGTTCTAATTGGATTAGAACTTGTGTTTAAGGTATAATTTTTTGTTAGTCCATAAAAACCTTTAAATTCATCAATGTCTTCAGTTGTGGATCTTAAAACAAAATTTGTCCCAGTATGAAAAAAACTATAATTTTTAGAATCATTGTGTTGTCCTGTTACCCAAGAATAAGCTTTGGATAATATGTCTCCACTGTCAGTTTTTGCTCCAATAGCGGAAACAGTATGAACGACATTAATAATTCTTCCATCTTGTTCCGTGTAAGAACGAGTATTTACTGGATCTTTAATCCCGAAATATTCAGAAAAACTTCCACTTTGATATCCTTCGAAATCTACAGAATAAGGTAAAATTGTAGTTAAATTAGAATCTTGAAAAGATACGGATACTGGTTTTACATAAGTAAACGTTTTATCCGCCAATACTAAATTTTGATATCCAGACGACAAAGCTTTTAACATTGCCTGTTTAGTCAAATAAATTCCAGAAAGATTCGCGCCAGTAATATTCCCAACTAAAGATATTTTTTTGGTAAAATGGTCTACAGAACCCTTCACATAAACTGCATTATCATCTACTGCAAAAAACGGAGAAGGAGTCGGAAAAATATAAGAGCCATATTGTACGTTAATCATGAATCAGTTGTGTAATTAATTACACGGGTTGTCGTTCCATTTGCAGAATCTATTGATATTTGGTGAGAAGTTACATACCCAGCAACACTCTCTGGGAGACTATCTAAATAATTTGCCCCGAACATTAATCCCTTTGATTTAAATGGCACAACAATTGCTGTTATTGATCCAGCTCCAAGACCCTTGTTACCATTAAAGACTACCCTTTCATTTAAATCTGAGATATCTATAACTCTTTGAATCAAGTCTGGTCTTTCTGTTTTAGATATTGTTTTTTTAAATTTCAATATTCCCCCACTTGTGTTATAAGCGGTATCAGTAGAATAACTTAAGTTTTCTGTTATTTTGCCCTCATGCTTAACAAATGAGGTTGACCTAGATTTTTCATAAATAGATCCGACAGAAGAGAAAACAGAGGAAATTTTTGTAGAATAAGTCGATTGATTTGAAGAGTATAATGATTTTACATTAGTAAATCTTTGTTCAAAATCTTTTCCGTCTGAAGAGTAATTTACAGTTAATTGATATTCAAAAAACGTCCCAACTTTATTTTTAACAACAGAATAAGAAACAAAATTTGTTTGATTTTTACTTGGGTCATTTGTAAATGATATTTTTAAATTTACAATGCCGCCATCTTTATTTATTCCTTTTTCAATTAAAATCGGACGACCATATAAAGAACTATTTGAAGAAACGTATTCATCAATAATTGTTTTGGTATAATTTAATGCATTTTCTTCTAATGGTTCTATTAAAGCTTTAATTTCTACATTAAAATCTAAATTTGTAAATCCTTTTTCATCAATATTTTTTGATGAAGTAACTTTTTTAGAATAGGGCGAGCCACTTTCAATTTGAGAAGATTGGAAACTTTCAGAAAGAGAAACACTTAAATTAATTAAATCAATACTTTCTGCTTTATTTGTTTTTAAATTTCTGGAATATCTTGCGTTCTCTGAAAGACCATCATTTAACTTTCCATAACTTGGCCTTCTTAAAAAATAAAAATTTCTTAAAAAATATTTAGCGTTATTTAAAAATTGATCACCCGCATCTTGTTTATATTTTATAGATACATTTCGCGTGAAAGAATAAGAATCATCTGATCTGGAGAAACTAAATGTTTCTTGAAAAGATTCTATCCACTGAGGACTCGCAAGATGTTTTGTGAAATCATCATTTGCATAAGAATCAAGTCTTTTTGATTCAGCAATAACTATTTTTGCTTCAGTCTCTCCTGTTAAAGAAGTGGAACTAATCGATAAAGATTGAAATCTTCCATTAATGAATTCATCGCCGCCGATTCTAGCAATAATGTTCTTTCTGCCATACGCAGTATTTAATGCTTCTATCCCAGTTAATAATACCCCTGATCCATTGTCAAAAGCAATGTCAGCAACATCTATAGTATAATTTGCTACAATTTCATAACCAAATAAGTGAGTAGAATCAAGATAATTGTAATTTATCTGACTTGATGCGCTGATTACTTTATTGACGATTAAACTCATTATTATTTATTTCCCCGCCTGACCTAATTGTTTTTCTATATCAAGCAATCTTCCATTTACTTGATTACTCAAAGAACTTAAGTTTTTGGTGAAATCAGTAAACCCAGCCAAATTATTCGCTGCATCTTTTACACTTTTAGTTAAAGATTCTACTGCTTTTGGTATTCCTGTGTCTCCAAACAAACTATTCAATTCGGAAATTTTTGTTTTTAATGTTTCTAGTTCTACATTTAGAGCTTTTTGTTGGTTTTGTAAAGCTTTTGATTCGGGGTCTTCTGTAGCAGTTGCTTGCTCAGATTCCTTTTTTGCTCTTTCACGAAGTTTTTCAGCTCGTTCTGGCGTAATTTGTTTTTTGGCTAAAGCCGCTGCAATCTCTTTCTCAGTTGATCCCGTTTTACCTAAACCAGTTAATGAATTAACAATATCTGAACCTCTCTCTGCTTTCTTTTCAGAACCAGTCACAGCATTTTTTTTCACTGTATCGATGAAATTTTGAATTTTTGTTGGATCACCTTGCGCGGCTTTAAGAGCCTTCATTGTTTCCATTAATTCCCCGCCAGCGAAAGTCTCTCTAATTGCCTTTTCCACTCCGCTTAAATCTGTAGCCGCCATGCTTGCTGACCCGATTGCCAACCCCGTGTCTTTAGCGGTTAATCCAGCGTCAGTTTGCATTTGAACTAATTTTTCTTCACCATATCTTTTTGCAAATTCCTTTTGATCTCCATCAGTTTGCCTTAAAATATCTCTTCCCTTTTCTACATCTCCTTTTTTCCCAGACTTCAAAAGCCTACCTGCTTCTTCAATCTTATCTTGTAAGGATAACACATCTAATTTCGGACCAGACATTAATTCATTAATTTTTCCAGACCCTCCCGCCATAAATTTCGTTCCAGCTTCTTTTATTTTTCCTATTAGTTCAGATAAATTGTTCTGGACTTCGGTTTCTCTATTTAGAGCCGCTTGCATAGATTCAGCGACATTATTTTTAAATGTTGCTGCTGATGAAATTATATTATCTTTAAATGTTTTCGCGTCTTCTGGTTTTAAATTTGTTTTTAAATATCCATCCAAAGCTTTTCCAGCTCCGATAGCTCCATCTTTCATATATGCAGAAAACACATCTTTAGAAATAGCTCCACTTATTTCTGCCCCGCTTTTACCCTTTAACTTGTCCATTTTAATAGAGTCCATGTTAAGATTTTTTTGGAAATCTTCCCCTGTAAACTCTTTCATGAAGCCAACTTTTGATTCGGTGGCTAATGTTTTTTTCTGTTCTATTCCTATTGCAGCTTTTGTCGCCTCTGCATATGGTGCGTTTGCTGGCATTGTTACATTTGAGGCAATTCCTTCTGCAAATTTTTGTTGATCCAATGTGACGGCTTTCTTTTCAAGAGCCGCAGAGAATTTTGAAAGTGCGGAACTTAATGCTTGGAAATTTAATAGTTTTTGAGCTTCCTCCGCTCTGTTATTTATTATCTGAGACAATTTTGTCATTGCGTTGCCCAAAATAGCTGTATATTCGCCCTCAGCTTGAGTTTTTTCTTCTTCAGATGAGGTTGAACTTTGAAGAACAGCTTTTGCTTTTTGTTGTGCGTCAGTTATTTCTTTTGAAGAAACTCCACTTGATTTATAGGTTGAGATTATGCTGTTGTACCCATTTCTAAGAGCATCAGCGCTCTCTTGTGTTTGATTTCCATTATCGTCAAAAACTTTAGATAACCCAAGTGCCGAACGAGTTAAATCTTTCATACGGTCCAAGCCTTTCATTTTAGCGTTTACGACTATTGTTGATTCAGCTAAATCTTTTTGCGCTTTTGCTGCTGCGTCTGAAGCCTCTTTGAATGCATTATAACCGCCCATTGCCACACCAGCAATAGCACCTAATGCCGCTCCTACTGGACCAAATGACGCGCCCATAGCGGTGTATTGAGCGGTGGTAGAGATCGTGTTTATTGCAGCAGACTTAAGGGCGCTATCTTCTTCTTTTATTGCAGGAAGCAACGAAGGAAGCGCACTAAGACCCATTTGCAGAGCAATAGATTTCATTCCACCCATTCCACCCATTCCACCTCCCGTTCCACCCATTTTAGATCCAGCTTCACCCGCAGTTTTTGCTACATTATTAGCTTTCGTAGTTCCTCCGAACTCAAAGAGATCTTTCAACGATGGCTTCGACTGGCGATTTCTTTGTTTACTAGACATTGTTGTCTCGTCTATTTTCAAAGGTTTTGCTTGGGGAGACATAGTTCCTGCGGGTAACATAGAAAATGTTCCTTTCATAGCAGCTTTTTCTGCTCTTCCTCTTAGAAGTGCTGCATTACCCGCTCCTACGGGCATCATCCTTCCACCAATATTCACTTTCGCATCGCCTCCTCCCTTTTCAGGAGGCCCAAGATCGGTAATGCCAAAGTCTTGAGGCTTTGGAGTTGCGCCAATATCTGGGGGTTTTATTGTACTTAAAGCTTTTCCCGCCTCTGTTGCACCTTTGTTAAGTGGCGCTATTGTTGCTCCCAATTCTTCCATTCTTTTTCTAAAAGCCGCAAGTGTCGCATCTGTATCTGACATGCCTTTACTAGCAGGACCTCCTCCCTTCTGCGACGACACTTTTGAGATAGGATCTATGGGCGGGATTGCTCTGTCGACCATTTCTTCCACTCTTTTTCTAACCGCAATCATCGGATCTATATCTGGCATGCCCCCACTAGCAGGAGGTTCGGCAAAATTAGGAATAAATCCCCTCGCCATACCATAAGTTTTAATGCTAGCCCCCTCTTTCTTCGCCCGATTTATACCTTGGAAGCCTCCTTGCGGTTCGTCGCGACGATTAGCGACCATTAATCCAGCGGGATTCATGGGATTTTTTAAAGAATTATTTTGATCTACATAGACCTTACTTGGTTCAACTCCTGCGCCGATCTCTCTTGAAATTGCGTCATTGATCGCGGAAAAATTAGGAATAAATCCTTTTGCATAAAAATCATCACTATCATCATCATTGTCTACGACAACGCCTTTAAATACCGCTGGTTTAGCTTTTGGAATGGACGATACAAGATACCTAAGAATATATGGAGCAATATCAAAACCTAACGAAGGATTTGCTGGTTGATAAGAATTAATTGAAGACAGAGTCTTTTTTGAAGGAGCGGGTTTATTTTCGTAACGATCATTTAAAATTTTCTCTCCCGTTGAATTTAAATCCACATCCCATACATCTTTATAACTAAAGACATTTTTGCCATTTATTGTTTTTTGTTTTCCAGTAAATCCTCCCATTATTGGACTTTCACCATAAAAGCCACCCTTTTCATCAATCATTCTAGGCTCATTCTCGTTTGACATCCCAGTTTCTCTCGCACTATTTGCGCTTTTAATCACCTGAGATGCTTCTGCACTATCCTGATAGAATGCTAAATCCCCGTTTTTCTTTTGAAAAAATTGAGACGGTTTTTTACCGCCATAATCTTTTATATAATCTTTTAGCGATTTTGTTCCACCTAAAAGCTTGTATTTCAAATATAATTCATCCAATTCAGATATTGAGGTTCCCTCTCCAATTGGACGATTAGTTGATTGATTCATCTTGCCGTTTACTACATCAACGTACTTTGACTCACCAGAAGGTCTTTCATCTTTGGTTCCGACAATGACATTTTTATTATTATAAAGACCCGTGTTTATTCTTGAAGCGGCAAATTTAGCAAAACGCTCTCTTAATATATCATTTCTTAATATTGTTTGAACAGCCGTCTTCGCATCCATTAAATCTTTTTTAGTTTTTATTAATTTTTCTGGATCTTGAACGAATTTTGTCAAATTTGCCCATATTGATTCAATATTTAATTTTTCACCTTTGGGCATTGAGACTCCAAAAGCTTTAGCGGCTTTTGCAGCAAAAAGTCCAGTCTTAGCTATATTAATAGGATTAGTTGTAGCTACTGTTTTTGCAATGCTTGGAATCGTTCCTGATGGAATTTTTTTATAAAGATCATAGGCCGATTTTAAAGAGCCATTCAAAGCAAAATTAGGAACAAAACCTCTAGCTGCATATTGAAAACGATCCCCCATTTCTTTTTGAAGGCTTTCTATAAACTCTGGCTGATTTTTTTTAATAAAAGATGTATTCTCTAATTGTTTTTGAGACCTGAGATCATCACTTCCATTTTCGGCCCTTTTTAATCTTCTTTTTTCTATTTCTTCATCAGGAACATTTAAATATTTCAAAGTGCCACCAGAATCTCTAATTGCATTTAAAACTCCCTGAAGCTGTCCTGAGATACCAGTAGGAGTTTTTGCTAACTCAGATCCAGAAAGTAATGTAAATGAATCGGCTTTTTTGACATCGTCTAAAGAACGAATAAACTTGCCCATTCCCATAGCCAATGTCGATTTTCCAGCACCAGAAGGACCAATTATTCCATCTTTTCTTTTTTTTGTTGGTGTTTCTAATATTTTAGAAAGAACTTGTTTGCTTAATGTTGGGCCTAGCTTGTCTGAATCATAAATATAATTACCACTTTTGGTAGTAGATCCTTTACCAATTTTGGGAACAGATCCTTTACCAATTTTGGGAATAGATTCTTTAGCAAAGTTTGGTATAAAACCTTTGGCAGCACCATAAGTCTGAGCATTTACTCCCTCTTTCCTAGCTCTAGCTATTCCTTGGAGTCCTCCTTGCGGCTCATCACGGCGATTAGCAACCATCAGACCCATTGGGTTCCCAGAGTTCTTCAGAGAGTTGTTCTGATCAACGTAGACTTGACTAGGATTAACTCCTGCGCCGATCTCTCTTGAAATTGCGTCATTAATTGCAGAAAAATTAGGAATATAACCAGAAGCAAATCCTTTTAATCCTTTTATTTTTGCCGCTCCTTTTGTAATTAATCCTTTGGGAGCATATATAGGAACATTATTTCTATTTGTTACTTTGCTCTCTTCTCTTTTTTTGATTTCAGCGGCTAATCCAAATAATCTAGTTGTTGGAATATTAGACCTTAATATATCAGCTTGCCTAAGCCTTATTAATTTATCATCATAATCACTGATGGCATTACTTGGCAAAACTAATCCTTTACCTTTTGGTTTTCCCTCTCCAAAATTAGAATCATTATATGCTGACTTACCAGATATTTTAGCCTCTCTAACTGCGAAAGACCCAGAAGTGATATCAGGTCCGACTTTATTTTCAGTCATATTAATAGTCGTCTCGTTTCTCAATAACGCTTCGAATATTCTTCCAGCTAATACATTATTTGATAAATTTGCATCTAAACCATTTATTGCAAAATTAGGAACAAAACCCTTGCTCTTTACTATATTTCTTAAAGGCGCGGGATTAAGTTTTGTTTGCTTGTTAAATTCTTCAAAAACTTTTTCAGTCGATGCTGTTGGTCCAGCAGAAGAATAAGCCTTGTCAATAAAGCCTGATATCCCTATTTCTGAATCAAGCTTATCAAAAACTTCCCTTAAAGAAATTTTTGCGCCCTTTGAAGAAGAAACAGGAAGAGATTTCCCCCCTTTGAATTTATTTTTAAATATTTCTTGTTCGTTTTTAGAAAATCCACTGTTTCCTTCTTTTATTCTTTTTAAAGTTTCGGAAACGTAATTGGGATTAACGTAATTGGGGATAAAGCCACCAGAAGCTCGACGAGTAGGGCGTGAAGTTGCAGGGGAGGTTATCCCCTTAGTAATATCTTCTCCACTTACAACTTTATTTTGTTTTTTCTTTTTTTCTAAAGCTTTTTCAAAAGCACCTTTAACTAGCCTTCTTCTTTCATTAATTTCTGGATCAATTTTTTCTCTATATTCTTTATAAACTTTACCCGCCATGCTTTGTTTAGTTGAGTCCGCAGAATACTTAAAATCAGCAACTGGAGCGGGTAAAGAATTATTTCCAAATAAATCTTTTAATTTTTTTTGTTCATCTATTTTCGGATTTCTTACATCAAAGTTGCCTTGATCTTTGTCATTTTTTGCTGTCCCTAATCTCAATGTAGTATTAACCGCCGCTTCAAATAAAGCTCCAGAAGCAGCTCTTATAGCCCCTTTAAACCCTTCTCCTTTAGTAATTTCATCTACGGTATTTGGTTCTGCTGGTCTCAAACCTAAAGCCTCAGCTATAACTTTCGATTGATCAATAATATGTGTTCTAGCTATTGCTTCAATTTCATCAGATCCAAAATTTGTTTTAAAATTTTCTGCTAATCCAGCCATATTTGAAGCGGCAAAAGCATCAAATTTATAATTTAAGATAACTCCATTCGTCTTATCATATTCTTGATTATAATTAATCCCTCTTGAATTATCATTTGGAGTCAATATTGTCGGCATTTTTTGAACCAAACTATTAACATTAATAGCTTGGTCAAATTTTCTTTCTTTAAGAACAGCTTTTTTTTCATCATCACTTAAAACAGAAGCGCTTCCTGTTTTTTTCAGAGTTTTTTGGCTTCGTATCTTTTCATTAAACGCCAATTGATCGTCAGTCAGTTTTTTTTGACCTTTTTCTAGAACAATGTAACCTGTAGTTGTATTTATTTTCCCTTGAGGTATAACAGCGTCCTCAACAGTGGGTTTGGCCGTTTTCCCAAAATTAGGAATAAAACCTTTTGCATAATGAGGTATAACAGCAGAATCTCCGTTTCTTCCAAAATTTGGAATTTCGGTTTCTTGGTTATTCATTATGAACTTCTGTCCACCAATCGTTCCTTTGCCTTGTTTAGCTTTTACAGAAGAAGTCGCCCCAAGCATTCTTGCCGTAGCCTCTTCTGCCATATATCCATCCGCAAATCTTTTGCCACCTTTTCCAGAAAAACCACCACTTGAACTATAACCAGCAACACCTCTTTGAGCCGCCGCTGTAGCAATACTTCTTAATAATTGTTCTTGTTGAGTTAACAACGCATTTTCTCTTTGAATTGCGGCGATTATAGCAGCTTGTTTATCCGCTTGTGATATAGTCGTATTTACAATAGCAGCTCTTAACTGTTGGTCTCTAGATAAAAGACCTACAATGCCTCCTTCGATACTTTTGATTTTCTCTGATTGAGAACCAATATCTAAAATTGTTTTAAAACCTTCTTTAGCAAATTTAGCAACAAGAGTAAATATCTTAAGAAACGCAGTTGTAATTAATATAAGTCCTGGACCTGATAGAAAAGCTCCAATTGTTTTGAGCAATCCTTGGATAAATTTATTCCCTTTTTCTGGATCAAGAGCCTCTTCTAAAAATGTTGAGAATGTATTTGCTAGGCTTAATAAATTCTTAATAATAGGTCCGAAAGTAATCGTGCCAATTTTTTCTGACAAATTGACAAGCCCGACAATCAATGAATTAATTTGAGCGCTAATACTTTCATTTAATTGAGCGTTCTTTGTAAATGCCTCATTGGTTGCTCCCGCTGCTGTTTTAGCTGCGGCTGCAAAAATTGAAGTATCTGATCCCAAATCTTTTAAAGCAGCACTAACTACGTTAATTTGGAAAACGCCACCAGCAAGTTCTTTTATTTGGTTGGCTACCGTAGGATCTGCTATCTTTTCTAAGGAGGCAGATAATGCTTGTAGTTTTTGAATGCCTGTTTGAGAAGAATCTATTTCGACTCCTAGTTCTTTTAAATCATCAATAACTTTTGCGCGACCTAATCTAGCGAAAATAGATTTTAATGCGTTACCAATAACCGCACCACCACGCGCAGTCTTCTGTTCTACTGCTGTAATAATGCCTAGAAGCTCGTCAAAGCTAACTCCCGCATCTTCTGCCGTCGAACCAGCTCTAGAGAAGCCATCTGCAAGATCTTGAGCAGAAACAGCAAACTTAGTATCGACTGCAACTAACTTATTCGTAATTTGCTCTGCTGTTAGTCCTGCGCTAGTAAATCCGTTAATAGCGGAGGTTAAAGCTTTAACAGACTTAACTGAATCAAGTCCAGAAACTCTTGTTAAAATGAGAGCGGCGCTTAATCTTTTAGAAGTGTCTTCTGCGCTTAAACCTTGACGAGCAAGTTCTGCCGCAGCATCCGCTACAATTCCAAATGCTTGCCCAGTATCTTTAGCTACGGCGAATACAGAATCTCTTAATTGATTTAATTGATCGCTAGTCCCACCTAAAATAGAACCAATTTCATTAATTCTTTTCTCTACTTCAATTGTATTAGAAATAAGAGCAGAGAACGCTTGACTTACTCCGTTTAAAATTGTTGTAGTTGCACCGAAAGCAAAAACACGCGCCGTAGAAGCATCAAGAGATTTCTGGAATTCTGAAGCTTGACCCGTGATTCTTCCGAGTGCTTGCTGTGCTTGTTTCGAAGCCGCATTTAGACTCTGAGTGTTCAGAGTTAAGTTCGCATTAAGATTAATTGAGCCAGTAGCCATTTCTACTAATTACACAATATCATGTTAAAAAGTCTTCGGCTTTTAAAGATCCGCCGTTTGCTGCGCTTTTTTCTCTTAAGTCTTCTATTCCATATGTTGTCTTAGAATCAGAGGAACGATCTTTTTCGATATAATCAAATATTTTAACTGGATCATCGAGTATTTCGTCTGGAATAGAAACATTTTTAAATTTATTAAGCAGGGAATTTGCATATACTAATATATTTTTTTGATATATTGTTAAATTAAATCCAGACTTATCAAATACTATATGTGGTTGCCTATAGTTCAAAACAAACAATTCAAAAAATGATGTTGAATAAGCGGCATTTAATATATTTTTTTTATCTAGTAATTCTGACATTTTGTCAAATAACTCAGATATGTATTCGTATGACTGCATCTCCCCCAATGGCTCTTCGAAATTTTGATCTTTAAAAAATGTCAAGAGCATTAATTCTCTTATTTTTTTATTTTGAGCAAAACTTTCGGCACTATAACTTGAGATTTTCGCCCTATCTTCTTTTATTTTTTTAAGGGCTAATTCTTTTTCATTGATATTCCCTTTAATTAAATATTTTTGCATGGGGTCCGACATCTTAATTCTTGCTTGATCCAATTTTTTAATTGACCAATCAAGAGATTTGATTTCTTCTTCTTTATTAATGCTCCAATAATTATTTTTTATTGCTAAAGCTATAATTTCGTCTTCTGTTTTAATGCCAGACCTTTGAGCATCATTTATATATTCTTCGTACTTTTCGTCTAGAAAAATATAATCCCTTAAAGTAAGGTGTTTAAAATAAAATTTTTTACTATTAACATAAATTATGCTATAGCCGCGAACAATATCAATTAGAGCAGAATTTGCTTTTCTAAGAACATCGTCTTTATCCTTCATCAGCTTGTTGATCTTCGGCAACTACTTCTGTCTTAGAATCAGCTAGATTTTCGGAAGACTCATTAGTTTCCGAAAACATTTCAACCAAAGACGCTTCAATGTCTTCTTGTTTTTCGGCAATCTTATTGTACCAAATACTGGCGACACGGACAAGAGTCGTGAAGGCCTGATCGAATATTCCCTTTACCTTTAAAAGAGATTGGTCAGTGATATCTTCTACTGATTCGCATAAGCCTAAATAAGCTAGACGTTTTTCGTCAAAATTATCGCCTTGGAAAAGTTGAAATAATTGCTTTTTACTATCCACTTCTTCTTCGTAGTAAGAAAGGCTGAATACCAACCATTCAATCAATTTCTGTTCTGCTTTTGCATCAGCGGTCTGAGAGAATTGAGAGCGCATTGCTTGTTCGTATTCAAGAAGATTATTTTTGGTGATGACAAAAGATTCTTTTGCTTCGACAAGCTTTTCCTTTTGATCATCATTTAGATCTTTTGCTCCTCCGTAGAATTCAATAACCCTAGAAGCTTCAAAATTATCAAGAATGGACTTCTGAAGACTTTCAACATTTATTTTAGATGTGATTCCTCCAATGTCTCCCATTTTTTTGTTTAACATTGCCTTGGTTAGAAATCCAGAATTAATAAATTCATTGAATTTTTGACCATAGAAGAATTCGGCTTCTTCAATAGTCGCCATAGACGGCTTAACAAAAACAATACGATTACTGGTTTCCTCTATAATCTTTTTTGTTGATTCAACAGCTTCTCCCTTTACCTTTTTGACATATGGGACTGTTTTTTCTATTTTTCTAGTTGCGGAAAAGCTATAAATTTCTTTCATTTTCTTAAAGTGATAAAGTTCTTAGTAACTTATTATCGCTAGAAACTAAATAAATTCCATCATAATCTGCAAAAGAATAAAAAATATCTCCTATTTTATCATTAACAGAGACCAAAGCAGTCGAATTATTTATTTTGTCGAATTCAATGCAATTAACCAAAGCCAATGAATTTTTAAAGGGTAAATAATTAGACATTAAAACATCATTATAGAAATAACTTATTCTTTGCCCACTGTCGAATAAATGGCAATTTAATGTAAATTGAGCGCCGCTACTATAACCGCCAAAAAATGTTCCGCTGTGATCAAATATATATCCGCTATATCCAGAAAATCCAAATCCCGTTATGAAAGAACTTCCGCTTAAATTGCCTAAATGAAATGAAAATCCAGATTCTGGAGAATTAATAATAAAACTTGTGTTTATTACGCAATCATCAAAAAGATCAACTGGAGTATAAATTTTCATTAGAGTGGAAGATAGTTTAGAGTAACATGCAGGGTTTTTGCAGTTCCAGAACATGGATCACCAAAAGTAATATTATTCGCAACGATGCTACCAGTGGTTTGACCAACAAATACACCTGCGACAAGAGTACTTGAATTAGATGCATGACAAGTGCCTTGAACAGTGCTAGTGCCGTTTCCATAACTTGCGTATGCTACTGAAGAGAAATAATATCCAGATGGAGCAGTTAAAGTTAATGTGACATTTTCTGCCGCAGATCCAGAAAGAGTGGAAACCGCCGAAGCAACGGTAATACTCACCGAAGCGGTCGTTGAACCGCCAGTATTCGTGGCGGTGACGGTGTAGTTGGTGGCGGCAACCACAACTGTCGGTGTGCCGCTGATCACACCTGTGGTAGTGTTCAGCGAGAGTCCCGCAGGAAGTGGGGGTGAGACCGCGTAGGAAACCACCGCTCCACCGCCGCTGGTTGGCGTGTTGTTCGTAATCGCCGTGCCATTGGTGTAGGTGGCGGGGTTGGTGGAGTAAGTCAGCGCCGAAGGTGCGACTGCATTGACCCTAATGCTCAACGTAACTGGCGCTGCACCGCCAGTATTCGTGGCGGTGACGGTGTAGTTGGTGGCGGCAACCACAACTGTCGGTGTGCCGCTGATCACACCTGTGGTAGTGTTCAGCGAGAGTCCCGCAGGAAGTGGGGGTGAGACCGCGTAG